GCGCGTTCCGCAGCCGAATTGATAGCCCAAGCGAGCGCCATATTCAGCGGCTATTCGCATTTCGCCGCACCAAACAAAGACATGCCGTTCGCGCCCGAGGCTCACGGCATTGACATGTCGGAGCCTCATGATGTCTGACGCACTCGATGTGCTGATTGCGAAATTGGAACAGGCGACGGAGGGAAGCCGGGAACTGGACTGCCTCATCTATGCGTTGCACTGGCCTAGTAGGGCCATTGTCGTGCAGTTGATCGACGGCGATGACAATTCATTTAATTCCCGATGGTGTGTCATGCGACAGACGACGATAGACGCACGCGTCGTTTATGATCCACCGCTATACACCACATCGCTGGACGCGGCGCTGACCTTGCGACCGGATGGCGCAGAGTATTCAATCAGCACACTTTATGGGACCGCAACGGTCGAACTGCCTCTCAACGGCGGCGCCCAAGCATCGGAAGTATGGCAGCGCAAAGACGGGAATGTGATTCTCGCATTTGTTCAGTGCTGCCTGCGCGCCCGGAAGGAGGGACGATGATGGCAAAGAAAATGAGCGACGATCATGAGCATGAAAGTTGGCGACTGGCGTTCAAATTTCGCGACCAATCCCCATCGTTTGCACGAGGATTCGCGCTTGGGCAACTCTACGGCAAGATGCGGGCGCGCAATGCGCCATTCTCGGAAACGATCATGGCCGATCTACGCGAGGATGTGATCTCACTGGCGACCTTCGCCGGTTGGAATGAGCAAATCAGCGATCTTGATGAGAACTGGATCGCCGTCGATTTCACGGAGGAAGCTCGCGCATGACCTCCTCGCCCATCGTCGAGCGCCAATTTGTATTCAGCGAACCGCTATTTCGCGTTCGGCTCGACCGCATCATCGATCCTGTCAATCCCCGCGTGGCAGCGGTCGGGATGCAGAACTCGTCAACGGCAGAATCAGACGCCGGCGGTAAGAACGATCCGACCATCCTGCGGCTCAACACGTTTCTCCGGCACCTTGGCTACGGGCGATACATCGCTTTCAATCCGCACCCGTTCCGCGCATCCCAGCCGTCTGCGCTTTATAAATGGTACGACGACCTCGGACTTGAGGAGCGCCACGCTTACCGCGAATGGTCGCTCACGATCGCGCGCGAAATCTGTCGCGAGGCTGATACTGTCGTTGCTGCGTCGGGCAATTGTTATCTCGAAGATGACTGGATTAAGACATTCTGGCGGGCACTTGGGACTGACTTTCCGCTCTACGCGTTCGGGTTTACTAACGGCGGCGCACCGAAACACCCGATGGCGCGCGGCAAGGCTCGGTTGCCGGATGCCGCGACGCTCACGCAATGGGTGCCAGCATGACTGATCCGTCCATTGTCGAGAAGGTCGCGATGGCGCTGTGTCATTACCCTAACGGCCCGTCGCCGTTGAACTCGTGCTGCCAGAAAGAACCGCGCTGCATCAAACAAGCAGAAATCGCCCTCGCCGCCCTCGACGCTGCTAGAGCCGAGGCGGGGATGGTCGTGGTCGAGCGCGCGTTCGCCAAAGAGGCGTTTGCTGAGGCGGTGAAACGATACCCCAATACCGAGGGTGCACTGATATTCTTTTTCATCGCGAGTGGTCTTGGAATTGAGAAGCCGACTGAGGCCGACATGGAATGGGCGCGATCATTGGTCGCCGCCGCTGAGAGGGGTGACGCTGTATGAGCGATAGAGATAGCCGACCGGAATATGTATCGGAATGCCTTGAGATGGCCGCGCGCCTAGTATCGTCTCTCAAAGATCGTGGCTTCTACAATGACACAGCGAGCAAGTTAATTGGTGAGCTTCTGCAAGAAGTGGCGATGCTCGCATGGACAGCGCGCGAAAAAGACCGAGCCGAGAGGGGAGAACAAGGGTGAGCGACGCTCCGGTTAAGGTCGGAGAGCGGTATGTCTTTCGGCGGCGCATTTGCATCGTCTCCGCTATCGAAGCAGAGACATCGCGGGATGGCTCGCCGACAGTGCAGTGGCGCGTTCCGGGCAACAATAATCTGGTCAGCTACACGCCGCTCTGGCGATTCGCGCTCTACGCTAAGCCCGCCGCCACCGTCCCACAGACGAGGAATGAATGAGCGATAGACCCGGATACGGCGAAAGCTGGACGTGCGCGAACTGCCACAAGGCGATCCTTGGTGAGGGACCGTGGGGGATTAACCCTGATGCGATTTGCCGATGCGCTTCGCCACGACGAGTTGATCCCTTCGTGTCGCCGTTCGGAAATCTATTTGCGGACAGGCGGCTCTACGACGCGGCCAGCGAGGCGCAAAGCCTGTTGGCTGAAATCCGCGATGCCGCGCCGGAGATCGGCAAGCGATTTAGGCGCGTCGAGGAATGCTATGTCGCTCTGAGCGACGCGCTCAACGCCATCCCGAAAACCCCGGCACAGACGAGGAAACCGGAATGACGATTACAGACACATCAGGAGGTCCGGGTGTCGATCTTCGCTGTCAGCACGGCGTAACGCCGTGGCAAGCATGCGCATGGTGCAACCAGCAACCGCCGAAGCCAATGGGCTGCATTTGTCCGCCCGGAGCGAATGCGACATGCGAAGCGCCACTATGCCCGCGTCGCGGAATATCCATCGCCCCCGGCACCACCAAGGGAGGGAAGTGATGGCTGTGGATCATGTGGCCCATCCCTCGGCGGTAAAGATGGCGGAAGTCGCCATGAAGATATACCGGACGGTAGATGAGCGCGCCGCCATGCGGTGCGGCATGTCTGATGCCGCGGCGCTGTGCGATCGGCTCGCTGAGGAACTTCCCGGCACACCGAAAGGCCGATATTACAGCGCCAAGGAGATTGCCGCGCTGGTGACGCTTACCGCGACTCGTTGCGGCAATGCGATTTGGCGCATGCGCGAGGAAATCACGATGCCCGTAAAGACCCGCGATTGACCTCGCCCCACGTCCATTCGTTCGCTGGACTGAAGGCAAACCAAGTCGAGTTCGTCCGGCAACTCAAACTGCAAGCGCACGCCGGGGCGCCGCAGAACCCGGAACTTGCCGCCAAAGCGGCCGGCTATAGCGCCAAGAGTGCGGCACAGCTCGCCACGCGCATGATGCGCAAGCCGAAGATTCTGCAATGCTTCCACGAGATGGTGCTGACCGACGATGATGTCGAAGGCGCGGAAGTCACGCCCGAAAAGGTACTGCTCAACTGGTGGAGCATTCATGCCACCGACGTCAACGAATTGGTCGAGCACCGCCGCGATTGCTGTCGATTTTGCTACGGAAAAGGGTTTCGCTATCAGCGGACGCCAGAGGAACAGCGTCGCGACAAGGCGGCCTACCAGATCGAATATCAGCGGGTGCTTCAGCACAATCAGGATCACCCCAATACCAAGAAGGCGATCCCGCGCTTCGAGACGCAGGGCGGCGTCGGCTTCAATCCGCACAAGCCGCCCAATCGCGAATGTCCGGAGTGCCACGGCGAAGGCGTGAGCAAGGCGCTCTTCAAGGACACGCGGTATCTGTCGCCCGGCGCGCGGCGCCTCTATGCCGGCGTGAAGCAGACGTCGTCAGGCTCGATGGAGATCCTGACGCGCAACCAGGACCAGGCGCTTCAACAGATTGCCAAGCACCTCGGCATGTTGATCGAGCGCAAGGAAACCGGTAAACCGGGTGAGTTCGAGCACATGACCAGCGAGCAGTTGAGAGAAGTCCTTGTCCAAAAACTTATCGACGCTGACATCCCGAAAGACGTTGCTGAAAGCTTTATCGGCGTACGAGAGGCGGGTCGAACGCGAGCGATGTGAGGACTCCCTGCTCGATTTCCTGGTCTGCGCGTGGCCACATATGGGCGAGCCTGGCGATCCAGATATCAACTGGCATCACCAAGTGATCGCGGGACATCTCGAGGCAGTGGCCCGCGGCGAGATCCGCAACCTCATCGACAACCAGCCGCCGCGCACGACCAAGACCAGCCTCGTTTCGATCTGTTTCCAGGCGTGGATCTGGTGCCAGCCGCCCGAACGCTGGGCCCCGCTGATGGGGCCACATGTGAAGTTTCTGTGCGTCTCCTACGGCGCCAAGCTCGCCGAGGAAATCGCAGTGAAGGCGCGCCGGCTCATTCAGGGGTATTGGTACCAGTCCCATTGGGGCCACCAGGTCGAGATCCGTGACGATCAGTCGAACCGCAATAACTTCGCCAACATGCTCGGCGGCGAGCGGCTGTCGAGTTCGATCGAAGGTGGCTTGCTCGGCCGCGGCGGCGACATCCAGATCGTCGACGACCCACATAACTTGGAAGGAGCCGAGTCGGACATCCAGCGGCGCGCCACCATTGATGCGATGCGCTCGCTCGTCACTCGCGTCACCGATCCCAGAAGGTCGGCGCGAATCTTGGTGATGCAGCGGCTCCATCTCGACGACGCCACGAACTATGCGTTGGAGAATTGGGGCGTCGTGAAGCACCTGATGTTCCCGATGCGCTATGAAGTGCGCCGGGCCGTCCCCGAGGATCCACGCACCGAAGAGGGCGAGCTGCTGTGGCCCGAAGTCTGGAACGAAGAGATCGTCGAGCAGGAAGAGAAGGAGTTGACCGAGTACGGCGTGGCCGGGCAGCTCCAGCAGAGCCCGACTACCAAGGGCGGCGAGATCATCAAGCGCGCCATGTGGCGCCTGTGGCCGGGCGATTTCCCCGAAGCCGACCTGGTCGACGCGATTTACCAGTGTACGATGTGTGGCTGGCACGGCAGGAAACCCGATACCGACGACGAGACGATCGAGTGTCCGTCCTGCGATTCGGTGGCCAATCGGCACATCGCCTTCCCGGAATTCTCGTATCGGCTGCTCTCCGTGGATACCGCCTATGGCGAAAAGCAGGACAATTCGTGGTCGGCCGCAACGTGCTGGGGCGTGTGGCACGACAAAGAAGACGCGCCGCGGGCCATGCTGATGCACGCCTGGCGCGGGCGTCCGCGCCTACGCGGTATGCCGGAGTCGAAGAACCCGAAGGAAAAGAAGGGCTTGGTCGAGACGATCCACGAGATCGCCAGCACCCGCCAGGTTGATACCATCCTGATCGAGCACAAGACCCGCGGCACCGATCTCTATCAGGAGCTCGAGCGCCAGATGGCAGAGTGGCCCTACAACCTCGTCTATTTCGAGCCAGCCGGCTCGAAGGAAATCCGGCTTGAGGCATGCGTGCCGCTCTTCACCAACGATCGCGTCTGGGCGCCGGACAAGATCTGGGCGGACCAAGTCATCTCGGAAGTGGCGGCGCAGCCCCGGGCGCAGTTCTCGGACCTGAGCGACACGATGAGCTCGGCGCTTATTTGGATGCGCCGGCAGGGCATCCTGAGCCTGGGCGACGAATACCGGCGCGAGCAGCGGCGATCGCTTCTCTTCAAAGGGCGCACCGACCGGTCGACTGTGCGTGAGATGTACGAAGGGACGTGAAGCGCGGCCCCAAGATCGCCCTTTGCTTCGAGCCGGTCGCTGTCGACGGCGACGAGTCGGCCATTCTCGGCCTCTACGGACAGTTTGCCCGCAAATGCAAATCGATCGCGGACTGGCTTGCGCACCTCGACATGCACGAGGAACACGTACGCCACATGAATTTCGCCAAGCGGCAAGAAAGCCGGTAAAATTGTTCGTGCAATAGATCGGGCGCAATGCTACCAACAGTGCGGATGCGTAACATGACCGCCAAGGTGCTAGAGGGTGATTTCTCCGTCAGCGACGACGGCACCCTCAACGCATCGAGCGCCGAGGTCGTGACTTGCGGCGATAACTGCATCGGCATCAACTTGCTCGACCGCAAAGACACCATCTTCGCGCATTGCCATTGGGATCCCGACACCGCGCTGGTGGTCGCGACCCAACTTGCGGCCAAGGCGCGCGAGCAACTGGTCGCGCGCGGCGTGACGAGCGGGCACTGATGCAAGAATTGCGCTGGCTTATCCCTATCGGCGGGGCGTTTGTCCTCGGCGTTGTAATAGGCATAGGATTCGACGAACACGCGATGATGGCGCCGCGCGAAGTCCAGATCACCGCTGCCGAAATTCACCAGAATTATATCGAACGCGTGGTTACGCCCGGCGATATCGTTCTGCGATTCGAGGTGCCGGAGCAAATCCGCGCCGCAGTGGAATCAAGCGGTCCGAATGTTGAAGTGGTCGCGTATGAGGAACACCAAGGCGAGCGCTGCGTGGTGGTCTTACCGACAACCATCCGGATCATGGGGCATCCCAGAACCGGTCACGCGATGATGGATGATGATGACACCGAGACGATCGCGCACGAACTGCTGCACTGTTTTGCCGGGCACTGGCACGATTCCTGGAAGAACATCTTTGCGCGGCAAATCTCGGAGCAGGAGGATTATCGGCCGGCGGTCGGATCCAAATGAGCACAACGCGCGCACCCGATAAAGACGCATTCGGGCTGGCCCAAGCAACCACACGGCCGTTCACCCTCGAAGAAATGAAAGCTCGGGTCAGAGCCGATATGCGGCACATCATGCGCACACCGCTCGATCCGACCACGACACCCTATCGCTACCACTTCGATCCAGCCGCGGATGTCGCGCTCGATATGTTCAAGCGGCGCAAGGGAAGGTAACAGCATGGCAATGTCGGCGCGCGAATCTACACCCGAGAGCGGTGAGCTCTTGCCACCGGCCGCAGTCCCGGCCGCGGCCCAGACCGACGCACCGCCAGCGGAACCGGTTCGCGCGGAGACAGCGGCGCCACGCAGGAGGGCCGGCTTGGCCGGCGAAGAATTGATCGCTCGCGTCGCGGCGCTTGAGGCCAGGATGCCGGAAGCGACGCAACTCATCGCGTCGGTCACGCAGCTTGGTCAAAACCAACAACAGTTGCACCTAGCGTTCGCGCAGTTTTCACAGCAGCGCGGCGTCGCGGAATTGCAGCTTGAGCGCCATACCCGCGCGACGGCCCTCGACCTTGCGATCAAGGCCGTGCCGCATAAGGAAGGCGAGGCGCCGGGTGTCGACGCGATCACTCGATTCGCCGGCGCCTTCCTGCAATGGCTCAAGGGCGGAGAGCACTGATGAGTGAAGCGGACACCAACGAGACGGCGAAGCAGGCGGCAAGCCGGCCGAAATGCAAAAGTTGCGTTCATTTCTTGCCGACCGACGATAAGAGCGGTCTTTGCCGCCGCTACCCGCCGACGGCGCTGATGGTTCCGGCGCCGGGGGCGATTCGTGGACAGATGACCTTGCAAGTGCAGTCGCAATGGCCGCCGACGATGAATGAACGCTGGTGCGGCGAACACCCGGAATTTAGCCGTTGGTTCGCTATGCACACCATGGATTTCTCGGCCGTCGACAAACTCGACCTGGCGCGCGCCGGCGGCACGTCGTGAGCGACCTTGACGACCTCATCGCCCGAATTCGTCTCGACAAGGACGTGTTCTCGCGCGACCTCGACATGGAGGTCGCAAAGCGGCTTGTCGTGATCCCGTCGGATGCCGAATGGGGCAATGGTCATCTGCCCTATGCTGGCCTGCCACCCGACACTGATAAATTCTTAGGGGATTGGACCACGCCAGCGCACAAGGAATACGAAACCAAGCGCCGCACCTTGCGCCTGACCAATCCCACACGACGCCAGTTCGCCGAGTTCGAAGCCGCCAACCCGCAGCCCGAAAATCCAGCGATGCCGTGGTCAGGCCATCTCTTACTTTTCCGCGCCTCCTTCGACGCGGCGATAAGCCTGATACCGAAAGCCTACCATCTGTGGCGGTTCGGTGTTGCCGGGGAGGGACCTTTTGCCGAGATCGCATCCGGCTACGCACCCGAACACCAGATCTACGTCAAAACCACCATTAACGTGCCGACGGCGATCGTCATTGCGGCACTCCTGACGCTCGAGCGAGATGATGGTGCTGTCGACGCTGGACTACCCATCGCGGAGAAATTGGGATAAATAAGTGGCCATGCCGCCGAGTGACGCCACTGTCGTCCTGCCGAGTCAGCGCCCGACTATTCTGGGCAATGAAGCCGGCATGGCGACAAAACTCGGTGTGCCACTTCGGGCCCGGCTGTCCGATATGCCCATCATCAAGGGCAACGGCGAAGGTCCGGAAATCGTCATCGACATCGGAGACGGCATCGATCCCGATCTTGAGATTGGGGATGATGGCTCCGTAACGATGCTGGCGCCGGCCGTGCACGGCACTGGCACCCAAGACGAAAGCAAGGATTTCGGCGAGAACCTCGCGATCACAATGGGCGACGCAGACCTGGCGCGTCTGGCATCGGACGTGTCCGACGGCGTCGAGTCCGACATCCAATCGCGGTCCGGTTGGACCGAGCAATATACCAAAGGCATCGATCTTCTTTCGCTCAGGAACGAAGAACCGGGGCAGTCCGGTGTCGGCCAGCGCGGCATATCGCGGGTGGGGCATCCGCTCCTGATCGAAGCGATGGTCAAGTATGGCGCCTCGGCCGAAGGCGAAATGCTCCCCGCGGCGGGTCCAGCAAAAGTGTCAACAATCGGCCGCGTTTCCGTCAATGAGGAATTGCGCGCCAGCGACTTCGCCGACGATATGAACTATCTGCTGACCGAGGTGATGACGGAGTATTACCCTGATACCTCGGGCATGCTGATGAACCAGGGTTATTGCGGACTCGGTTACAAGAAAATCTACAAGGACCCGATCCGCCAGCGCCCGACCAGCGAATCGATCCTCGCGCCCGACATGATCGTCTCGGAAGAGGCAACCGATCTCGACAGCGCGCTGCGGCGCACCCACAGCATCCAGATGATGCGCGGCCAACTCGCGCGCATGCAACTTGTCGGCCAGTACCGCAAGATCGATCTCGGCATGCCTACCGGCAGCTACGGCATCGGCCGGCAGGCACAGCGCGCGATCAATCTCTCCGTCGGGATAACCGAATCGGCGACGCGGCCCCAGGACCAGCCCTACGAGATTTGGGAAACCGATACCGAGATCGACGTCGACGATTACAAACTGATCGGCCACTACGAGAAAGATTCGCCCTGGGGAATGCCGCTTCCCTACAAGATCACAATCGACCGGCAGTCGAAGCAGGTCCTCGGCATCTGGCGCAATTGGCGCCCCGAAGACCAGATGTATAAAAACCGGAATATGTACGTGAAGTTCGGGCTCGTGCCGGGGCTCGGTTATCACAATTGGGGATTCTTGCAGCTTCTCGGCAACCAGACCCGGGCGCTGCGCTCATGCTGGCGGCTGCTGATCGACGCCGGAATGTTCTCGAACTTTCCTGGCGGAATCAAACTCGCCGGCGTGCGCACGTCGACCAACGAAATCGCGCCGCGGCCTGGCGAGTGGGTCGATATCGACATCAAGGGTCTCGGCCCGAACGCCGACATCCGCAAGCTCGCCATGGCGATGCCCTACAAGGAGCCGAGCCAGGCGTTCGTGCAGTTGATCGAGATCATCAAGAACGACGCGATGCGGCTGGGCTCGACCGTGCAGCTCGAGGTGGGCGAGGGCCGCGCCAATATGCCGGTCGGCACCGTGCTCGCGATGATCGAGCAGCAAATCCAGGTCATGGCCGCGGTCCATAAGCGCAACCATCGCGCCCAGAAGGAAGAGTTGCGCAAGATCCGCGAACTTTTCGCCGAAGACCCGGAACAGCTTAACCGACTCTGCCGCGATCGCCCGCGCGCACCCGATCGCGACGCGCGGCTCTGGGCCAAGGCCGAAGAGTTCACCGACCTCAACTTGGTGCCGGCCTCGGATCCGAACGCGCCGTCGCGCACGCATTCGATCATGCTGGCGAACGTTCTGGTCATGCTCGCCCAGCAGGTCCCGCAACTCATGGACATGCGCGAAGTGCTCTCGAGCGCGCTCAGCGTCATCGGCGCCGATCCCGATCGCTACATCGTGCAGCCCGACCAGCAAGCCGCGGCGCCGCCCGCGCCCGACCCAAAAGTCACGGCCGCGACCATTCAGGCGCAGCAGAAGCAGCAGGACACGCTCATCAACGCGCAAGTCCAAACGCAGAAGATCGGGCTCGAGCGCGACAAGCTGGCGGCCGACACCGCCGCCGCGGCCGCGGACAACGAGACGCAGCGCCAGTTGCAGCAGACCAAGACGGCCGGCGATGTCGCCAAAGCCAGTACGCAGGCCAACAACGATCGAGCGGCGTCCCTCGAGCAGATCACGCGCCAGGGAAATGTCGATGCCGCGCTCGCTGCGCAAAAGGCCGGGCATGATTCATCACAGACGGCGCAACAGGCGGGACACGACGCGATCGCCACAGCCCAGAAAACCCCATTGCCAGGAGGCGAATAGATGGCCGTACGCATGGTCGACGTCGAATCGTCCAACATCGACAAGATCGGACATGATCCCGAGAAGAACGAACTCCATGTGCATTTTCGTGGGGGCAGCCAGTACATCTATCACGACGTGCCAGCGGCCGATCACGCGGCGTTCATGGCGGCCGATTCGAAAGGCAAGCACCATCGTACCAACATCATCGGCAAATACAAATACACCAAGCAATAACGGGGCCCGGTGTCGACAGCCACGGCCGAACAGCCGACCAAATCTACTATCAAGGTGTCGCCGGCGATGCTTGCCGCCGGCAAGGTCGCGTTCCTGCGTCGACGATCGACGCTGTCGGATCTCCATGATTATTTCGACCAAGATCTGACGAAATTTCTGAGCGAAATCTATCGGAGCATGGCAGCCGAAGCATGAAGCAATCCTACCTGAAACTTCGCTCGGTGCGATTCAAGGGCGGCGGCGAAATTCGGAACCTCAAGTTGCGCGGTCCCGAAGACGCGCGCCGGATGATTGAGCGGGAAATGGCGGACGTTATGCGAATCCAGGGGAAAGATATCGCCGGCATGGCGATGGTCGTTTGGGGTGTTGATGGCGGGAGCACAGTCGGCTTGGCGGTTACTCCACGCTCTAAAATGCCATCGGACTCCGTGCCGGATTTTATAAGAACAAGAATTTCCTCGGAGATCACCGAGCGGTGGACCACTCGTGCGGTATATCGTCGGCTTGGGTTGGAGTCGGCGCCCGACGAACCGGCGTGACGATGTCGGGCACGCGTGATATGGTGTAAGCGGATTCTCGACAGGCGGGGGTTATCCCATGGCATTCCATCACGAGCGCGAAGGTCGAAAAAAGGCCCGGGAACTCATCGCTCGCACCGGACATCATCTCGGCAAGGCCGGCGGTCACATGCGCACCGGTGGCCGCTCGCACGATGACGACAAGGGCGAAGACGCGCGGATGATTAAATCCGCGCTGCGCCAACACGAAAACGCCGAACACGGCGGCAAGCACGAACGCATCCGCCTTGCCGATGGCGGCTCGGCCGGTGGCGATGCTGGGCCACGGCGCGCGGATAAGGGCGCACGCGGCAGGGGCAAGGACGCCAAAACCAAGATCAACATTATCATGGCCCCAGGCCATGGTGCCATGCCTCCGGCCGGACCGCCGATGGGCGGCGCCATGCCGATGCCTCCGCCGCGGCCTGTCCCGGCCGCCCCGCCTCCGCCGCCGGCAGGCGCCATGCCGCCGGGTGCTGGAATGCGGCCGCCGATGCCGCCGCCGGGCGTTGGAATGCCGCCGGGCGCTGCGGGTGCCATGCCGATGATGCGCAAGGCTGGCGGCCGCGCGGGCGAGAAAAAGGAACGCCATCCCCATCGGGATATGGGTGGCGGCATGCCGGGACCAGACGGCGGAACAGCGGTTACGCCGCAGCAGATCCAGCAGATGAAGATGGCCCAAATGGCGCAAGGCCAGCCAGGCGTAGCCCCTGGCGGCATGGGCGCACCGCCGATGACGAAGTCAGGCGGCCGCGCGAAACGTGCCGAAGGAGGCCGCGCCGGTCGTCCCAAGATGACGGCGGGCTCGCTCTCGGGCGAAGGGCGCCTCGAGAAGACGAAAGCGCTTCCCTACTGATTTTTTTCTGAAAGCAAATTGAGGACAGCGACATGGCACCCGACGAAGCGGCGACACCGCCAGCCCCACCGGCGCTCACTGCCGACGAAATCAAGCAGATCATCAGCGCGGCAGTCGACGCGAAGTTCAAGGAAAGCGCCGCAGCCGCTGGCGATCCTGCCGCGATGAAAGAATGGATCCGTCAGGAAATGGAACTGGCGGCGCGCGGCCTCACCATCAAGGAGCGCGAAGAGCGCAATCCTTAATGTCGAAGGCGCCGGCTCCGCGCCGCGGCGGCGTTCAAATCACTGTCGAGACGGCCGGTACGTCGCCGGAAGAGCGGCGGCGCCGGATCTCTCATGCAGTGGACACGGGGCTGCGTGTCGTTGCTGGTGATCCCGAGATGCGGCTTCAAATGATCCTGGGCGAAGCCTACGCGCGCCAGCGTGAATTGCTCGACTGGCTCGCCGGCGAAATCGAAAAAGACGAAGTCAAAGCACCGGGCTTGCGCGAACTGGCGCGGCGAGTCGCGCGCAATGAATCGGTCGCTGGGTTGAACGCGCTCGGATCGCGAGACATGGCGCAGATCAAGCGTGGACTTCTCGTTGCCGCGGGGATGGATCGTCCACCAAAGGAAATAGAGTCACCGGAATCCGAGGAAGAAACCGATGGCTGATATGGAAATCGAAACGTCGAGCGAACTTGGCCGACTGCTGAAACACCTACGGGAAGAGCACGAAGGGTACGCGAAAAGAATCCTGTCGGGGAGTTTAGACCCCTACGAATATGCGGCCTTGTGTGGCCGGGTGAATGAGATCGAAGACGTGATCGCGCTGTGCATCGATATCCGCAAAGGCATCGACCGGAAGAAGCCGGAATCGCGCCCGCTGCCGAACGTCGAAGACTGAGAATTACAAATCACACCGTCGATGCTGTAGATCGTCCTTGACGCAACCCCCCGATTCCGTGATATTTTCCACAATCGAAATGTAGTTTGGTGTCGGAAGCGCGGGGGTGGGGATTACGTGTCCGAGCTTATCAGCAGAGCACTCAGGATTACCGGTGACGATCCTGCAATAGCGATTCGTCTTCGCGTCAACCCTCTGTTGGATCATATCGAGGTCGGCGGTCAGGACGTTCTTGTCGCGGTGTACGAGCCGCCAAAGGACGCGAAGACCGCGGGCGGCATCATCATGCCGGACGGCTCGCGCAATGAATATCGGTGGCAGGGCGTCACCGGCTTGGTGATGAAAGTTGGCCCATTTGCCTACAACACCGAAAAGACCACCGGATGGTTCGCCGACAAGGACGGCAATCCGGCGCCGCCGAAGGCCGGCGATTGGGTGATGTTCGACGTCAAGACGTCCCACCCGTTCTTCCTGGATACGCAACCCTGTCGGTTCGTCGGGTGCCAGTACATTCTGGCGAAGATTTCCCGCCCCGACTTGGTTGCCTGATCGGAGCCTCACACCATGGCCGAACCCGCAGCAGCCACTCCCAACGCCGAAACCGAAGCGCTCCGCGCGGCACTCGCCGCGGCGACACGGCGCGAACAGGTAGCGGTGCAAGGAGCGACCCAGCTTCAGCAACAGCTTCGCGTCGAAACCGGCAAACAGTGGGCATCGCAGGAATCGCAGATCGACGGTGCCATTACCCAGACAGACGGCGAGGTGAATGCCTACAAGTCGCAATGGGCGACCTTGCAGAAGGATGGCGAGTTCGATAAAGCCGCCGATGCCATGGCGAAGATGTCGGACGCTTCAGCGCGCTTGCAGAGCCTGCGCGACCGGAAGGCATGGGTGGGCGAGCAGCGCCAGATCGCCGATCGCCAAGCCGCGGCGCCGCCAGCGCCGGCGCAGACCACCTACACCGCTGCCGAGCAGACTTGGATTGCGCGCAATCCGGCCTATACGGCAGACCCGGCTTTCCAGAAAAAGGCCAATGCCGCCGCCGCCTATGCGCGCGATGTCAGGGGATTGGCCCAGGACACGCCCGAGTATTTCGCCGAAATCGAAAAGGCCGTTTACCCGGACCGGGCACCGCCGGCCGGTGGCGATGCCGCCGCGCAAGCGGCGGCGCGCGCTGCCGCTCAAGTGGAAGGTAGCGACGGTGGCGATTCGCCGTTCTCCGGCGCCGATCCGGATGCCCATGCGGGCGATGCACCGCCGGTCGTGACGCCGATGCAACAGCAGCACACTTTGGAGGCGGCACCCGTGGGCAACACTCGCGACGCGCCCGTCATGCGCATCGATGCGGTGCCGGCGGATCAACAGCAACAACAGCAAACGCGGGCCGTCGGTAAGGGCGGCGATGGCATGCGCGCGGTTGCGGCGCCACCGTCGCGCCGAATCGTCGAGGCATCGCAGCGTTCCGCATCACAGACGCGCAACGGCCGGATCGAGCCCACCATGATGGAACTCGAGACGGCGCGCTCGCTCTATGAGTCGATCGAGCCCAACGCCACCGATCGCACCGACGAGACGATCATTCGCTGGTATCACGCGCTGGCGCACAGCCCGACACATGGATCGACCCGTCGCCGCGCCTGGGCGCGCGATGCGGTCGTGGGGTAAACATCATGGCCAACGGACACGCAGCCGCTTCCGAACCCGCCGTCGTCCCACCGGCAGCCGTCGCGCGGCCACCCGCGCCGTCCGCCGACGATGGCCGTGATCGCGGCCGCATGGATGCGCGCGCGGAAGCGGGTTTCACGCGCATGCGGCCCCGTGAAGACCACGAGCGCTACGGGATCGAGAAGAGCGCCCGCCAGAAGGGCATGGATTATTTCTGGGGCGCTGTGAAAATCAAGGGGCAGCCCAATCCGCGCTTCACGGAATTTCTGCGTGCCGGATGGCAGATCGTTCGTGCGGCGGATTTTCCGGACCTGAGCGGCCTGCGCAACACGGCCGATCCGCGCCTCATCGAACTCGGCTACCTGAAGAAGGTGCAAGACGACGATCCGATCGTCGATCGCGACTTGATGCTCCTGGTGCGTCCCAACACGCTCAGCGACGTGGCACGCCGGGAAGAAGAGACAAAGGCGAACCGCCAGGTCGATGATCAGATGAATCGGCTTCGCTCCAGCTCGAAGCGAGCGATCGGCGATAAGACGCAAATTTCCCGTCACGTCGAACGCGGAGCGAACCTCGTTCCCGACGACGATGACGTCGAGGTGGAGGCTTAACGATGTCGAATCCATCCACGCCGTTTGGCTTCGCCGAAACCGGTCTGCTCGACGGCATTTCGCCGAATTTCGGCGTCTATACCGGACAGATCGCGGTCAACAATGCCCACTCGATCTTCGGCGGCGATGTCGCGGCGGTGCTTGCGGGCGGCTACTACGATTATGCCGCGGAAGTTGGCGGAGGCGCCCAGATCGGTGGCGTGTTCCTACCAGATTTCGTCTGGCAGAGCATTTCGTTCGGCGGTACCTATCGCGGCCGTGCGTGGCTTGGTAACACGGCCGACGTCGTGGCTGGCGGCTCGATCATCTGCAAAGTCGTCATCAATTCGCAGGCGAAATTCCGGGTGCGTACCAACGGCGCCGGCGGTGTGATTATCGGGCAAACCAATATCGGCTCGAACATCAACTTCGCTCGTGGTGCCACGCCGGGCAACAACCAGATCTCGACCTATTCGGCCGATTGCGCCGACATGGGCGCAGGCGCGAGTCTGCCGTTCCGGATCACCGGAATCGTGCCGAATCCACCAAGCGATCCGACCTCGCTCTACGACATGATCGAGGTCATGTTCAACAATCTCGTCTCCCCGTAAGCCGGCAGAAGATGGCCAAGGACGGATCAAACCGGGGCAACCCGACAGACTTCGAGAGCTTCCTGACGTGGGAAGCGCTGACAGAGATGTTCGATCGAGAACATCTCGGCGAATTCGCAAGGAGGGCGTGACAGGTGGCCATAACTCGCGGAAGTGAGAGAGATTTATTGCTCCCGGGCCTTGCCGGTGTGGAAGGCAAGTATCCACAAATCCAGCGCCAGTGGCCCGGTGTCTTCTTCCGCGGCTTCTCGAAGATGGCCATGGAGCGCATCGCCGAAATGCGCTACACGGGCCTCGCGCAGCTCAAGATGGAGGGCGGCGCCACCACCTTCGATAACGCGCCCGGTGAACGCTTCATCTGGCAGATCGAACACAACGCCTACGGTCTCGGCACGGCCCTGACCCGCGAGGCATTGGACGACAACCTCTACAAGGATCATTTCGGCCCGATGACGATCGGCTTGGCCGAGTCGTTCGCTCAAACCGAAGAAATCGTGCACGCCAACGTCATCAACACCTCGACTTCGGTGAACCCAACGGTCATCGGCGACGCGCAGCCCTTGGCATCGACGCAGCATCCGATCGACAACGGCGTCTACGCCAACCGGCCGTCGCCCGACCTCGACCTCAACGAAGCGGCGATCGAATACGCGACGCAGCAGATCCGCGTGTTTCCCGACCAAGCCGGCAATCGGTTGCTCGCGCGCTCGCGCAAACTTGTCGTGCCGATTTCGCTCCAATACACCGCCGAGCGCCTGACCAACGCCGAGCTTCGGCCGGGCACCAACACCAACGACATCACCGCCTTCATTTCGGCGGGCGCGCTGCCGGAAGCCTACCAGGTGATGGACTACCTCACCTCGTCGTACCTCTGGTGCGTGCTGTCGACCATCAAGGGCTTGGTGTCCTACGAGCGCATTCCGTTCGAGCTCGACATGCAGGTCGACCCCGTCACAGGAAACTTGCTGATTGTGGGCTATCAGCGCTACGGCGTCGCATGGAAAAATCCGAGGGGAATTTGGATTTCTGCTCCAACCGCATAGTGTGTTATCTTAATCTAACACATTAGGAAAAAAGACGGCTATCGGAAGTGACACAAAAGAGTTTGATCACGCATGAGCGGCTCCTGGAACTGGTCGAGTACGATCGGGCCACGGGCATGTTCTATTGGCGAGTCAGTGGCAAGGTCGCGGGTTTCAACCGCGACATGGGCTATCGGCTGATCATGCTCGACCGAAAGAAGTATCCGGCGCAACGTGTCGCGTGGTTCTACGTCCATGGCGAGTGGCCGGAGCGCATCCTGCGGTTCAAGAACGGCGATGGACAGGATTGCCGGATCGAGAACCTGACGTACGGCGAATTTCATTACGCCAAGCGTGAAGGTCGCAATGCGTATGATCGCGCTGCCCGAGAGCGCAATCCAGAACGCTTTCGTTGGCACCAGATCAAGCGCGATTTCGGTCTGACACGCGAGCAATACGAGGCGATGCTCGTGGCGCAAGGCGGCGTCTGCGCCTGCTGCGGCAAGTCCGAGACGTCCACTTACCGTGGGCGCGTGCGGGCGCTGGCCGTTGACCACAATCACGATACTGGCGCCGTGCGCGGTTTGGTGTGCAACGGCTGCAATCTGATGATCGGACACTCGCGCGAGAACGTGCAGACGCTTCGTCTGACGGCATCTTATCTCGAGCAGCACGCCGCGGATCCGTCGTCGAATGTCGTGCCGCTCGTTGCGCGCAAGGAGTCGGCATGACGGCCGCCCAGCACACGCCACACCGCCGGCGCCACGACGCCATCGCGCAGATGCTTCACCCGCTGGCTGAGTCGTTGGCGAGGGAGCATGGCGTCGAGCACGAACTCGTTGTGACGACCCGTGGCATCGAATTGACGGGCCAGGGCGGTGGAAACCGTCACACCGATGTGCTCGTGACGGGGGCGGAGCTCGATTCTGGCGGTTATGAGCCTTTGTTGGCGGGGCGTGCCAAGAACATCTTCATGCGGGCGGCAGGTCTGCCCGCGGTTGCCGACAAGGAGAAGGCCGCATGAGCGCGAGTGGTCAGCCCGGCCCGACTTCCGTTGAGGGCCTGAAGCCGCCCCTGAATGGCCCGATGCCATATATCGGTGGTGGCGCCGCATTGGTGAGCAATCTCAATCAGGATGCAGGTCCGTCCCTGTATTTCATGGGCATCGGTCTGCGCGACATTCGGTATTTGCAGCGCATCGGCGCCGGCGCCAACGTTGCGGGCGGCTATCCGAACCAGGACGTCGGCTTCTATGGCCCCGATCCGATGGTGACGGACGCAGTGCCGTCCACGATTTCGAACGTGAACATCGCGGCAGCGCAGGCTTCCGTCATGAACACGCCACTCAATCTTGTGGCGGTATCCGGCGCGGGTATCACGCTGTTGGCGACTCCCTTCACAGTGTTGCCGACCGGCTTGGTCGTACCTGCGGGATCGCTTGCGATCGACGGCAATCCGAATTGGGCTGGCGCGGGACCGGTCGGGGCGTTCTCCTGGTTCGATCCGACCAAGGGACTTGCGCGCTGCGTCTCATTGACGTCGGTGTCAAACCTGTCGGGCATCAATTACACCGTCAAGGGTTATGACATCTACGGCAATCCGATGACGCAGACCTTGGCGGGGCCGAACAACAACACGGTCAATACCAAGAAGGCTTTCAAATGGGTCGCTTCGGTTACGCCGAATGCGGCCAGCGCCAACTTGGTGTCGATCGGCACCAGCGACATTTACGGCTTCAACCTCCAAGTCAACGAGATCGCTTATCTCGATACGCTGGTCTGGAACAGCGCCGGGATTTCGTCGAGCACGGGTTTCACCGCGGCCGACACGACGAGCCCGGCGACGGCGCTCACGGGCGACGTGCGCGGGACCTACGCGACGCAAAGCGCGAGCGATGGCGCGAAGAGCCTTCAGATCGCCGTGCGCATGTCACTCGCCAATGTTATCGGTCCCCTCTACGCCAATTTCTTGCAGGGACTTTTCGGCGTTCCGCAGGTCTGATTTCCCCTGATCGGGGCGGAGAAAGATGGGCCAATCGACGACGCTCACCAAGCAGCTCGCCGCGGCCAGTGCGACTGCCATTTGCGCATCGCAACCGCTCGGTGCCGCCGGCAATCTGCTTATCAACGGCGCCGATGCGGTGGCCGGCGTCGCGATTCTCGACACGCAACGCCGCGTGCTCATCACCAGCGGTGGAAACGATTCCGGTATCAAGTTCACCGTCACCGGTACGAACGATGCTGGCGTTCCGATCTCCGAGACACTAGCCGGAGCCAATGCCGGAGCGGTGGCGACACAGCAGGATTTCCTTACCGTCACGCAGGTGGCGGCATCAGGCGCCGTCGCAACGACGGTGGAGGTCGGCACCAACACGACCGGCAGCACGCGGTGGTGGGTTCCCAACTACAACATCACGCCGTTCGAAGTGTCGGCGGCATTCGAGCTTCTTTCGGGTGCCGTGACGGCCAGCGTCGAGGTTTGCGACGAATCGGTTTTGGCGCCACTGCCGATCTACCAGCCCGGCTATAGCCAGGCGCCGCCGATTCCTAATCCGTATTCGTGGCTGGGATTGGGAAACATGGTGGGCCCGGCGCAAGGTGTGGTGAATCGCGCGGTATCCGGTATTCGGCTCACGATCACGCTCGGCGCGGGACAGGGCGAGTTGATCTTGCGGCAATCGGGGATCAGAAATTGAAGATCCGTTTCGGCCTAGCATCGATCGCTTATGTGACGATGTTGACGTGGGGCGCATTTGCGCAGGCGCCCCCGGTGTCGGTGGCGCCGTACCGCTACACGGTTATTCTCGGCTTCCAGCAACTCACGATCTCGGGCACCGCTGCGCTGCTCACGGTTCCAGCCGGTGCCACGATCGCGGAGATCTGCAACGAAGGCGGCGCGGTACGGTATCGCGACGATGGTACGGCGCCGACCGCGAGTGTCGGCGTTCCAGTCGCGGCCGGCAGTGTCACCGCTCCATTTTGTTTCGCCTATTCCGGGCCGCTGGCAGCACTTCAGTTTATCCAGCAGGCGGCCGGTGCCGGGCCGCTCGACATCGATTATTACAAATAGGTTGGACCCATGATTCGTCGAATTGGGTTTACCCTCTTAGCAGCGCTTCTGTTCGCGGGAACCGCGCACGCGCAGTTTCAGGGGCCGCCGCTCGGGCCTAGCAGTGCCATCGGTAGTTCCGGGGATGGCGGCGGCCTGACGGTCGGCACCACGGCCATCGCGAACGGAACGTCGGGCCGCATCCTCTACGATAACGCTAGCGTACTCGGGGAGCTTCCGGTCGGCACGGGTGTGGCATCCGCTCTCGGCAACACGGCCGGCGGTTCGGGCGGTTTCGCGCTTGAGAGCGATTTAGGGGGTTATCTGCTCCTTGCCGGCGGGACGATGGCGGGTAACATCGCCATGGGTGGTCATTCGATAACTGGCGCGGGGACGATCACGGCGGCTTTTACCGCCAATGGCGCAGTGGCGTTAAGTCCGGCGAGCGCCAATGTGGTGTTGAGTCCCACTGGCTCTGGCACCGTCACCATTTCTCCAGCGGGCGCGCTGACGATCAATCCGACAGCCGCGAGCACGATCGACAATATGAGTCTCGGGGTCACCACGCCGCTTGCGATCAAAGGCACCACGATCCAGGCGACCGGAACTGTTACATTCGCCGATAGCGGGACATATTCCAGCAGCGGCTTAACGACGGCTAATTCGATCCTGATCAGTGGCACGGGCAACCAAGCACTGGAACTAAAAACGAGCGGCACCGGGACGCCGGATTTTCTATTGCAGTTGGTGGCGGCCGCCACGCCCTATATCAGGATGTACGACAACGCTGGCTCCGCTGGCGAAATGATGAAATGGACCAAGAGCGCCGGCGTCACAATCGAGACGCCTTTTATCGCGACCGCCAGTCTAACCTTTTCCGGCGGTTTTACCGCCAACGGCTCGACGGTGCTGGCGCTGTCGAATGTCGGGCCAGCTGGCGCGCACGCGACGGTGCAAGAATGGTTCACCGTCTCGGACGGCACGAATACCCGGTATATCCCGGCGTTTTGATCAACCCCGGTGGCATCCGCAGCACGAAATCGAGGAGAACGGCAAGTGAAGTATTCAATATTTGGACTCTATATTTCGGCGCTCGTTCTTTTTCCCGCGCTGGCGTTCGGGCAAGCCCCGCCGAAGCCCGATGCCGAGGGCGTGAAGATGACGCTCAACGACGCCATGACCGCCCTCGGGGCGCTCAATGTTCTTGGCACCGGCACTTACCAGGATGCGGTGGCGGACGGCAGTACCAAGAAGCAGATCACCGAGCGATATGATTTCGGCCTCGGCCTGATGCGCGACATGGCGCGTGACCAATTCGTTCTGACCGAGGCGCAGCGTGAGCGTCAAGTTGCCGTGAACAGTAAAATCGCCGCTGCTTATAAAGGCGCGGAGAAGATGACAGATGGCGCCGCCGCAAGAGTCAATGCTGAGGTCGCGATAGACGATCAGACCAAGGCGTATTACCGCATCGTTCTGTTGAGCCGCAAAGAACTGACCGCCGATCTCAAGAAGAACCCGATCCCGGCGGGCTTTCTTGCGGCTTTGGAACCGATCCTGAAAGACTGATGCTCGACGTTCTCGACGACCACCGGCGCCGACACTGAAATAGGGCGCCAATTTTTACGAGACGGCGCTGTAAAATACGCCTATAATCACGACCACAATCGCTTTCCGCATGAGGGGATCGTCGGCTATGGCAATGGAAATGCACACCGAGGGAACCACCGCCAAAAAGGGTGGCGCAATGCGCCATGGTCGCCATGAGCGCCGTGCCCGGGGTGGTGCCGCGAAGGACGAGAAGAAAATCAACGAGTACAATGCTCAGGGCTCGCCGGAGGTCCGCGAGGCCGACGACGAAGAGCCGGGCTTCAAGAAGGGCGGCGCCCGTCACAAGGAGCGCAAGGCCGGCGGCGAGGCTCGCGGCGAGCGTGGCATGAAACGCCACGATATGGCGAAGCGCGGCCGGGGGCACGAGATGCGCAAGGCTGGCGGCCGTGCCGGAAGTCACTCGCCCTATTCGAGCGGTCGCACGATCACCATGGGCGGCGGCAATGACGGTCACGAGGGCCAGAAAGTGCCCGCGGAACCGGACTAGGTGGTGGTGACGCACGGTCAGTAACGGAGGTCAGCCGCGGCGCAGCTCATGGAGACATGGGCCTCGCCGGCGGCTTCAAGCGGGGCGGTCGGACGCCAAATTTCCATCCGGGCGGTGAAAAAGGAAAACTTCACCGCGAGATGGGAATTCCGGAAGGGGAAAAGATCCCGGCCGACAAACTGCGCGCCGCGACGCGCTCGAGCGATCCGGAAAAGGCGCGGGACGCCAAGCGCGCCGAGACGATGAAGAAGTGGAAGCACACCGGGCCGAAAGGTTAAATCGCCGGTTCTCTTCCGAATCGCCGGCCTGACAGGAGCGCAGGAATGGCGCAAGGCCCATCTGGTGTGGCGAATTGGACCCCGGCTCTTTCCGAGCATATGCTGGATGCCTTCGAGCGCATCCAGATCGAGGGGCCATCGATTGAGACGCGCCATGTCATCAGCGCGCGCCGCTCGATGAATTATCGGCTTTCATCGACCTTTGCCAACCGCGGCGTCAACCTGTGGAAGGTCGGCGACCCGGACATTATGATCCCGCTCATTCCGGGGGTGCAGGAATACCTCCTTCCAGCCGACACGGTCGACCTGCTTGATTCGTACCTGCGCACCTACACGCCGGCGGGAGGGACCGGCGCCAATGTCGGTAATGTCCTGACGGCGCTGGTGGGGCAAAACGGCAAGCCGTTGGTGGCTCAACCCTATGGCGATCCCCTGGTGATCCAACCCGGCAACGTGTTCTCCACCGTGGCGGGATCTTCGGTGGCGACGATGTATTGGCCCGCGCACGGACAGGTCGCCGGCAATCCACTCTTCTGGGGCTGTCCGATAGGGCTTGGCGGCGTGTCGGTGACGAACGGTTTCAGCATCGTTTCGAACGTGATCGATTCCTCTCATCTTCAATTTATGTTGCCGACGCCGGCGCTCGAGACACAGACCAACGGTGGCGGCACGCCACTGTTCACAACGACAGCAGGGTCGGATCTCGTCACCGTGGTGCTGACCGGGCACGGTCTGGCTGTCGGGGCGCCTTTTCCGGTCGGCATTCCGGTCAATGTCGGCGGTCTTACGCTCTCCGGTATCTACACGATTCAATCGGTACAGAATTCCTACGAATTCACCATTCAGGCGAGCGGGATAGCAGGCGTCACAAAATGCGCTTTCGAAAACGGCGGCCAAGCCAACGTCGTGGCGCAAATGCCAGGCACTCAATACACGGACGTTTTTCTATGGCCCCTATCCCGCAACGACTTCGCGATGCTGCCGAATAAACTCGAGCCCGGCCGACCGACTCAATATTGGTTCAATCGCGTGCTGCCGCCGCGGCTCATCACCTGGCCGGTATGTCCGATGCCGACAACCACCAACGGCACGATCGTGCTGCCGCCGACATCACCCGGCTCGATGACCGGTCCCTGGTTCGCTTTCATCGCTTTCCGGCTCAAGCGGATTCAGAATGCCAATCCGATTGGGGGGCAGATCCTCGACATGCCGGAACGGTTCTACAATGTGTTCGTTTCATACCTGGCGGCCGACTTGGCGGAAAAATATAAGCCAGCCCAGCATGCGACGAAACTGGCGTTGGCGGAAGCGGCGTGGGAAGAGGCGGCGTCGGAAGATCGCGAGAAAGTTTCAAGTTATTGGGCAGGTGATATGAGCGGGTATTTCAACTAAAAACAATATCGCGTAAAATGTTGCGATGTTTGTTATCTATCAGGCCACTGATCTCGTTGATGGTAAGCGCTATATCGGTCGCACCACCTGGCCAATCTCAGTTCGGATACGTAATCAGCGAAGAGCTGCTGCAACTGGCGCGCGCCGAAATCCATTTCACTTAGCAATCAGAAAACACGGTCCGAGAATGTTTCGGTACAGGGTGCTGGTTGAGCGCGTGTCTTTTGATGAAATCCTAGATGAAGAGGTGCGGCTGATTGCGCTGCTCAAGCCGGAATTTAATGTTAGGAGGAAGCGCGAAAGATTTAACAAAACGCAAAGGCAAAAGATATTCCCAAAGCCCGATGCCTGGTGTTTGCCGGGCGAAGAATGGCGGCCCCTCCCAAGGCATGACGGGCACTATGAAATTTCCTCATTTGGCAGAGCGCGAAGGCTTGCGCGTCGTTATCTACATAACGGCAACCTGAAATATAAAAGGGCCATGATCTTAAAAAGAAGCAAAAATAGTGATGGGTATCTGTGGATTAACCCAGTAGGGGAGGCAGGCTCGAAGAGCGTTGCCGTACATCAGGCCGTGGCAGAAGCGTTTATAGGTCCGCGCCCGACTGGCTTGAGCGTCCTTCACAAGGATGACAATAGGACCAATGCAATAGCGACCAATCTGTATTACGGCACCCAAAAACAGAACATGGAAGATAGATCAGCGCGTGGCCGTGCGAGGGGCGGTCCCTTCGCGCTAAAACTCGAGTCGGTTGCCGTGATAAAACTGGCGATCAGCAAAGGTGCAAGTGACAGGTCGCTGGCAAAGCGGTACAAAGTGACTCCGAGAACCGTTCGGATGATTAGGACAGGAAGGACATACGGATATGTGGCCGCATAAGCAAGCCAATCCGCTTGACTTCCGACCTACCGGCATCTGCGACAGGTCTGGCTTTTTACGCGACCTCTCCGACCTCTCATGGCAGTGGGACGTTAGAGGCGCATCTTTGCAGAATCTCCACTTGCGCGTGCGCCCGGAAGATTACGATTCCCCAGCCTGGTTCCTGGCTCCTATCATCATAACGGGCCCCGAGGGTGTTGTCCGCGATCCACGTCCCTGGTCCTACCAGCAGGAAGCGGCGTCGCCCTCGGGCAAGCAACTCCCGGTGCTGCCGAACTTCCCGCTGGCCGAAGCGCTCGAGACTTAGCGCCGTTCTGGTAAATCACACCTGAATTAATGTAGTATTGCCTCGTCGAGACTTGGCGGGGGAATGCGATGCGATTCGTTAAATTTGTGGCTGCGTTGCTGATCGTCGCAGGACTTGCGGCGCCGGTCCTGGCGCAGGGCACCTTCAGCGGCTTGCCGCCGGCATCGCAGCCGCTGGGCAATGTCCCGGACTTCGTGCCGCTCGACCAGGGCACAGGATGCCCGACCAACACAGCGCCGTGCACGACGTCGAATTCGCCGAGCTTGCGCATCGGGCAGCCGATCGTGAGTTCGACAGCGCCGTCGAGCCCATTCCAATATCAACTCTGGATCAACACCAGCAAATCGCCGCCGCTGCTTCAAGAATATCTTGGGTCGACCTGGGCGACGATCGGCGCGCTCGATACGGCCAATGGCATATGGACGCCGCCAGTCGGCGGCGGCGCGGTCACGACGCTTGCCAGTGCTGGTACGGTCGACCTTGGCTCGGTGCCTCAAGCAGGCGTCGCTATCTCCGGCACGAATGCGATCTCGTCCTTCGGCACATCCGCAGCCGTCGGCACGATCAAGTTCCTGACGTTTTCGGGTGCGTCATCGCTGGTCTACAACGCCACGTCGATGATCCTTCCGGGTGCGGCCAACATCTCGGTGGCCGCGAATGACACCGCCATCGTCCAATATCTCGGGAGCGGCAACTGGATCGTGTTGGTTTACCAGCGCGCATCAGGTTCCGGCACGATCATCGGTGTGGCGACGCTTGCCAGCGCCACGACGGTCGACCTTGGCTCGGTGCCGCAAAATCTCATCACGATCACGGGCACAGCGACGATCGCTTCGTTCGGATCCTCGGCCGCGGCTGGCACGGTCAAATATCTGACATTCCAAAGCGCGCTAACGCTGACCTACAACGCCACGTCGATGATCGTGCCAGGCGTCGCGAGTATTGTCACCGGCGCTGGCGACACGGCCATGGCGCAGGCGCTTGGCTCTGGAAATTGGATCGTTACGGCATATCAGCGCGCCAGTGGCGGCGTATCAATACAGAGTTTGCCCGTCACAACGGGATCGGCCAACGCGCAGATTGCCGCCGTCTCTGGTGCACCAGCACCGTTGCAGGGAACGTCGGTGCAAGTCATTGCCGGTTTCACCAATACCGCCGCCGCTACTTTCAGTTTCAACAGTTCGACTCCCGAACCCGTCTATCAGGACAGTACGGCAGGACCGGTCGCGCTCGTTGGCGGCGAGATTCAACAATACAATCGCTATGTGTTGAGCTACGACACTGCCATCGGCGGGTCGGCTGGCAATCTGGGTTGGCATTTGGCTGGCGCAGTGAATGCGTCGAACGCGCTGACGGGTACCATCCTCGCGGACAATATCACGAGCGCGCCGGGCCTCGTCAGCTATCTCGCGCCGCATGTCGCGACCGAAGCGGCCCTAGTCGCAATAGCGACCGCAATATTCCCCAACGGGGTCTGGCGCGATGATTTTTCGGCTGGCTTCGGCGCGCCGCCGCTGTTCTATACGCCGCAAACCGGCACCTGCGCGGCGAATGGGTATATCAGCGACGGCGGCTCATGCGCCAACACCACGGCCGGCGACGGAAATTCGTGGATCGCGCACTTCTACCAAAACCGCGCCGATGTGCGCGAGTGGGGTTGCGCGTTCAACAATTCCACGGATATTTCGTCGTGCTTGCAGACCGCGATCCGCGACGGCAGCGAAGCACTTGGTCTACAGATCGTTTATCCCGCCGGCGGGAAGTACGTCATCAGCAGCACTGTCACTGGCGGCGGTGGCCCCATCAACATCGATTTCAATAATTCATCGGTGACGGTTAAGACAACCGGGTGGGGGTATGACTTCCCGCAATCAGCAGTCACGAATCCGGTGAATCTAAGGGGGCCAGCTTGGTTCACGGCCAACAACGCAAGTGCGGCTAGTGGGTGCATAGAAGTGACATTTCCGAGCATCGGAAGTTTCGCTCACCCTACGCTGATGGCGAACAAGATTTACTGTCTAAGTTCTGGTTTGGTAACTACGCCGTATCCGAATTCATTCACGGAGGGGCTTCTAGTCGGCGGGACTTGGTACGCGGACCTAGAGGATATTTGGTACAATGGCCCGTTCACTGGCGGCCCCCCGATTACGCCGGTCACTGGAACCCACGCCATCGAATTTGGCGGCAACAATAATTATGGTGCGACGGTTTCACGTGCCATCTCGATCTATGCCGACGAACCGATCTATTTTTCGGCCTATAGCGAAGGCACAATCATCAACGACATGACTGATGTTCTCTCGAACATCGGCATCGAAATAAATTCTGGAATCACGCCGGTTGGCGGTGCCAAATGTTCCGGTTTGACTGTAAACGCGGGAAGCAATTTCTTCTCATGGCATGGCGGCCTCGATGCCGACAAATGCAATGCCATGAATATCCAGGGCGCGTTCACGCAGGCGGGTTATGATGGCGTGACGCACTTTACGGGAATCAGCGATAGCAACGGTTCGGCTTCGCTTTTCCATGCGCGGATTACGGGCACCGACCCGGTCGACACGGGTTCAATCGGCATCTCGCTGAGCGGCTCGGCTAGCTACAATCAGGTTGGGGGCACCCTTGCATCGGTCAACACGGGTGTCAATCTAGGCGCCAGCACCACCTATAACAACGGTACATTCACCTATCAGCACGGCACCGTCACAACGCTTGTCATCGACAGCGATACGGCGCGCACGAACAACGTTGGTCCACAAGAAGGTCGCACGTTTAACATGGTCCTCGCCGGTTCAGTGACGGCGGGCACTTTCACAGCAGCAGGCAACGAGGCGTCATACGAAATCGATGGCCGGCGCGTGACGCTTAGGGGCACTATCACGGGGACACTCTCCGGTGCTTCCGGCAACATTATTATCACGCCATTACCTTATCCGACGGCGAATGAGAGCATTGACGTAGGGCAGTGCTCCATCACCTCGTTTGAGGGAATCACCGCACTGACATCCGGCTATACGTTTCCGTTGCTCAATCTTGGAGCGGGAGCGACCTCAATCTCGGTCCTCCAAGCGGGCATCAACGAAGCCATCGCCGGTCTTGCGGTCGGCGCGCTGTCGGGGACGATCCAATTCGGGTTCACCTGTAACTACGACGCTTGGTGACGAGAGGTCGAATCGCGTGACCTACACGCAATTCATCCAGTACCTGAATCAATTGCTGGTGCTGTTGGATGCGACGAGCCAAGCGATGCTGGTGTCGCTTACACCGGCGATTATTACCTATGTCGAGAATGCGATGTATCGCGATCCGGATTTCGATTTTCTGGTGACGCGCATCTCGGACGTGAGCCAGATCACCACCAATGGCAGCCGCGCGGTTCCGATTCCGTCGGCCTTCATCGTGATCGAGGGTGTGAGTCTTATCATGCCGGCAAATACCGCGCCGTGGGTTGCTGGCGCCATGCGCATCCCCTTGCTGCGCACCACGCGTCAGTTCATCGATTTGATCTGGCCGACGGAAAGCCAGGTCCAGACGCCGGATCCGCTGGTGGGCGGCTATTTCGCGTTGTTCAACGAAGAGCAGGGAGCGGCACAGGGGGCCGAGATCGACGAATCGACGGCACTCCCAAGTTCGATCCTGGTGGCGCCCACGCCTGACAACGCCTACATCACCGAATTCACCGGAACCAATCGCCCCGCCGAATTGTCGGCCGCCAACTCGACGAACTTTCTGACCCTGTATCTGCCGGATCTGTACCTGGCGAAGGCGATGGAATATGCGACCGGCGCGCTCCTGCATAATTTTGGCGCACAGGCGGACGATCCACGGCAAGCCATGAGCTGGCGAACGCTCTATCAGACGCTCAAGAAAGACGCGTCGATCGAGGAAATTCGCAAAAAGGCTAAGGTGGATGGCGCGTCGCCTTATCCGCCCAATCCGACGATGCCTAACCCGGCGATGCTGGCGCAAATGGCCCAGGCACAGGCGCGTTAAATGCCGGAGACGCGTCTCGTCTATAAGCCAGGCATCGACCTAGAACTTTCCCAGACAGCGAATCGGGGCGGCTGGTCCGACTGCAATCTTATCCGGTGGCGCGAGGGTATGCCGGAAAAGCAGATGGGCTGGGAGCATGTCCTGCCGGCCACCCTGACGGGCCTCTGCCGGTGCTTGCATTATTGGAGCGATCTTACCGGGAATCCGTGGCTTGCCGCAGGCACGACCTCAAACCTGGAGATCGTGCAGAACATCAACCAAGTCCCGCAGCTCGTCGATATAACGCCGGTTGGCTATGTTCCTGGATTGGTGTCGAGCGGCCCAAAGCCGTTCAGTCTGCGCATCTGGTCGCTCGATAATTTCGGCGAGAACCTTATCGCGATACCGTCGGGCGGCCCAATCTACGCATGGGTTCCGTCCAACGTACCCGCGCCAGCCACATTGGTCACAGCGAATCCGGCAATTCTCACCGGCGGCGAAATCACTTCAGACCTGGCGGTATGGCAGGCCATCAACAACGGTGGGTTCACCATGACGGTCAACGGCGCCGTGGTGAATGCCGCAGGACTGAATTTTTCCGCGGTGGGGACCGTAGCGGACGTCGCCGCGATCATCCAGGCGGCGCTTCCTGGCGTGACCGTTGCCGGCAGTGTCTTGACCGACGGCAACTGGCAACTTATCGCGCAGACTGTACTCATCGGTTCGGCCGCGACTCTTTCCTATGCGACGCCGCCGCTCACCGGCACGGACATTTCGACCACTATCGGCTGGACGCCGGGCGCCGCGGAAAATCTGGCACAAGGCAGTCAAGCGCCAGCGATCAACCAAGGCGGATTTGTGGCGATGCCGGCACAGATCCTGGTCGTATTCGGCAGCACGCCGCTTGGGATGACGACCCAGGACCCGATGACAATCCGGTGGAGCGATCAATCGAATTATCAGGTGTGGACGCCGTCGACCACGAACCAGGCAGGCAGTTTTCGGCTACCGCGCGGCAGCCGAATCAATGCCGGAATTCAGACGCCGCTCGGGGCCTTCATCTGGACGGACATTGATGTTTGGGCAATGCAATACATCGGCTTCCCGCTGGTGTTTTCGTTCGTCGAGATCGGATCGAACTGCGGCGCGATTGCGCAAAATGCCGTGACAGTTCTGGGCTCGGTGCCGTATTGGATGAGTGACCACGGCTTTTTCCGCATGGGCTCAAGCGGTGCCGAACAGATCCCGTGCACGGTTTGGGATTTCGTCTTCAAGGATCTGGACCAAGCCAACCAAGACAAATGCGTCGCCGCGACCGACTATCATTATTCCGAAGTCATGTTCTTCTTTCCCTCGAAATCGGGAGGGACAGGAGAGATCGATTCCTACGTCAAATACAACGTTGCCGAAAATACCTGGGACAAGGGAAGCGGGCCCCTGGCGCGCACGGCGTGGACCGACTTCAACCAGCCTGGCCCTCCATTGAGTGTGGACCTCAACAATTTAATCCAGCAGCAGGACACCGGCTTTGACGCCGATGGCGTAGCGATGGCGGGTTCGTTCGTGCAGTCGGGGTACACGGATATCTCAAGCGGCGGCGAGATCGTTCTGGCGAATCGATTCATTCCGGATTTTTTGTGGGAGGGAGAGACGCCAAATCTCAACGTGAATTTCCTCTTCCGGAATTTTCCCGGCGAGGCGCCAACGGAGGTGGGTCCCTTCAATATCACGCCGACGACGCAGCTCGTCGGTATCGGGCGCCTTGTGCCCTATCCGATCATGGGCATCAGGGCGCGCGAGATGGCGCTCAGACTCGATTTCAGCGCACTCGGATCATGGGCGCGTTTCGGCACGCCACGCGTCAGAGTTCAGCCGGACGGGAAACTATAGGCTATGGCCGAACCTTCTGGCGCCCCGCCGATCGGTCCGCCACCGGTCCAGCCTGGTCCTGGCGGTCCGCCATGGGCACTCTTTCTGCAAACGCTACAGGACCTCGTCAACGCCACGAATGCACAGGCGCAGGTCATCGAATCGAACCTTGGCGCGAAAGCATCGGGAGATCTGTCGGGAATCTATCCAGGGCCGATATTCGTCGTCGCTACGCACTTGGCGCTCCCGCTGCCCCTGACGCAGGGCGGCACCGGCAACGCGTTTGGCCAGCCCTCAGGGGCGGCCGGTGGCGACTTGAGCGGCGATTATCCGAATCCGTTCGTGCAGTCCGTGCACCTCGCTGCGGCACTGCCGGTATTGCAGGGCGGCACCGGCCTGACGAGCGGGACATCCGGCGGCGTCCTGGCCTTTACCGGGGTGGAGCAAATCGGCTCTTCCGGTCTGTTGCAAGCAAACCAGATCATGCTGGGCGGCGGCGCAGGGGTGGCGCCATTTACGCTGGGCAGTCTTGGAGCCACAACGACCGTGCTCCACGGCAATGTCGGCGGAATGCCGAGTTTCGGCCCGATCGTTACGGCCGACATCTCGCTTGCCAATATCACCTACCCGCTCATCCAGAATGTCAGTTCCGCAAAGATCCTCGGCAACCTGACCGGGGGACCCGCGCCGCCATCCGAGATTGCCGTCACCGGCACCGGCGACGTTGCCTTGTCGGCCTCGCCGACATTCACCGGAACGGCCGGATTTGCCAATCTCTCGGCGACGGGCGAGATCATGCCGTCGGCGCTCGACGGCATCACGGCGCTTGTCGGTGGCGGCCGACCTGGCGCGCCGGTACTGGCCGCGCAGATGAACAGGATCGCCGTGTGCGCGACAGCGGCAAACAGCGCCGTCTTGCCGGCGGCTGTGGCCACGGATTTCCGTGTGGTCATCAATGATGGCGCCGCAGCCGCGCAGATTTTCGGCAATGGCACAGATACGATCGACGGGATTGCGGGATCGGTAGGAGTCGCTCTGACCAATGGCAAGAGGATTTTCGTGTTCTGTCTGACCACCGGCCAGTGGCAAACTATGTTAGGAGGCACCAGCGCGTAGCATTGGTTCTCGACACGATGGGCGGTTTTGTACTAAATTTCTTACGCGAATTAACGCACAGGAAAGCCGATGCCCAATCCCACATATCTTGATCCTGTCCGGCCCGTTCATGCGCGCCGCGGCGAGTTCACTCCGGAGGTCGGCGGTTTTTTGACCGTCACGCTCCCCGGCGAGATGGTGCGCTCGGAAGTCATCGAAACATTCGGACGCGATGTTGTGATGGTCAAGATCCTAGGTGTCGTCCTGGGTAAGGGCGGTGCTACGCAAAAGACCGGCGATCTGGTTGCGGTGCGCCGGTCCCAGAAAAATGAGCTGACCGAGGAATGGATTCCCGTCAGCGATCGCGAAGTGGCGGAACAGGAACAGCGCGAGCGCGCGATGAAGGCATCGGGCAAATCCGGTCCGGATGCCGCGCGCGCAGAGCCCGAAGCCGCTCCGCTGGCGCCTGTCGGCACCGAGATTGGTACACCGGCGCCGGCCTTGATGGACGTACCTGTCGGCGAAGGTGATCATCGCCGCGTGCTCGGGCCGCGCCGGAGCCATATCAGCCGGAGCGCCTGATGACACTCTTCAACCGCTGTCCACACGGCAGGATCTTTTTTGACACGTGCAAACAGTGCAAAGAGGAAGCTGTCGCGCGCGATCAATGGGTAAAAGCCTATGCCCATGGATTACAGGGCATTGGCGCTAAAACCGTGATGGACACGCTGCCCTACAAAGGGCCGTCACGAGAACTTATGGATACGCTTTGTGTCCTCATTGACGCAGGAATGTTCGCTAGTTTTCCGGGTCGCTTTGCGCAAGAGTCGCCAAAGCCCGACATCATGGACATTACGCGCCAGATCGCGAGGGGTTCGTGAGCAACGGTACGGTCTATATCGAGCGCCATGCGTTCGCGAAAGCTGTCGAAGCGGTGTTGATCGCTGTACAACAGGGGAGAGATGCATCCGAGGGCGGCAATGTCGTGATTCTTCGCCCAACGCCGTTCCGCATGGCGATCGAAGTTCGGGATGCGTTGTCGCGCGCGACGGGCATGGACGTGCAGGTGCAGGGCTGGGTCGAGTTCATCGCGCCGCTGAAGCCGCCGTATCCCGGAATTTCTGGACCTGTAGGCACCGAACAAGAGAACCAAGATGCCGGCGGTTAGCGCGGCCCAACAACATCTATTCGGGATGGCCGATGCCTATAAGCGCGGCCACTTGGCTCATGCCAGCGCCGAGGTGCGAAAACTTTCCGACTCGATGAGCCTTGCCAAAATCCGGGAATTCGCCGCGACGAAGGGGCTTGCCGCTGGCGGTATTCCCGGCATGCACCATGCGCCGGCATTTCACCTTGAGGCGCCTGGCACGGTCAAGATGACCGGTGCTGGGGGCGCCGGAGGCATGGGCGGTGGCGGCGGTAAAGCTATCAGTCCGAGCCAAGCATCGCCCTGGTGGGAGCGATCGGAAGCGCGCGGCATGGCCGGCGGAGCGCATACGGGATTCTATACCGGCGGCGACGTCGGTATGGGGACTCGAGCCCATTTCGACAGCGGCGGCCAGCCGTCCTTCGGCCAGGACAATCCCTGGTGGGAGCGCAGCGAGGCGCGCCAAGCTGATATCCCCTTCCATGGGGGATTGATCGACTCTTCGATCGCCGGCCGCACCGATCGCTTGCCGCTCGCGGTCGGCACGGAAGCGCATGTGGCGCCCGCCGATGTCGTGAGCGGCGTCGGCCAGGGCAACACGCTCGCCGGCGCGCGCATCCTGACGCTCGCATCGCGCATCGGTCCCTGGGGTACGGCGCTCCCGCGTGAGGATCACGGCCACACCATTCCGCGGCCGCCGTCCGAGCAAGCTACCATGATGGCGCGCGGCGGCTATCCGGGTCGGGTTGGCATCTTGGCGGCGGGCGGCGAATTCGTCTGGCCGCCGGAGAATTGGGTGGCGCGCGACCCCGAAGACGGCAAGCTCTACCTGCACCGCGGCGTGCGATCGTTCGGCAACGGCGACTTCAAGAAAGGCCATGCAACGATAGACGACATGATTAAGCGTGTCCGCGATCACACCAAAAAATTCCTGAAAAACGCGCCGCCGCCGAAGAAGTAGTGGTGCTCACACCGAAGCCTGAAAGCGTCCGCGTAGCCGGTATGGCCGACGAGAGCGCGCTCTACGCGCTGCTTGTCGATATGTGGAAAAATAACGAGAATGGTTGGGGATTTCCGTTTCGTCCCGAGATCGTGCTCGCGCGGATCGAGACGGCAACCAGGCAAAATCTGGCGACACGGACGACGCCGAGTGACGAGCGCATGGGCATCGTCGGGATCATCGACGGCAAAGACGGGCGCCTGGTCGGCAGTATCGGCCTCTTCCTCGAGCCCGCGATGTGGTTCACCGACCCTGGAACAAGTCTGACGGAGTTGTGGGTATTTCTCCGGCCTGAAGCACGGGAGAATCACGAAGCCGACCTTCGCGCCTTCGCGCATTGGGCGCACGATTCGATGAGGGCCGATCTCGAGAAGCAGAATTACAAACTGCCGTTTCCGCTATTCACCGGGTTTGTCCACCAAGGCGAGCACTTCGAGGGGATGCTCCGGCTTTGGCGCCGATGGGGCGGTCGGCAGGTAGGAGCCTTGTTCAGAGTGGATTGAGCGTCGTCATTCGGGTAAAGTACGCCCCGGTTCTGTGAAATTCGGGGGATGGCGCTTGACCGCCGGCACAAACACGGCAACGACCACGAGCGGACCGCCGCCCCAAGTCCTTCAGGCATATCAAGGACTGACCGGCGCGGCGACCAATGTTGCCGAGCAGCCATTGTCGCAGTATGGCGGTCCGATGGTTGCCGGTTTCACGCCGGCGCAACAGCAAGCCTTCGGCACGATCGGTAATTCACAGGGCATCGGGACACCCTACATCAACTCGGCGGCGCAGGAATTCGGCGCCGCGACCGCACCGCTCTACAATACCGTTGGTAACTACGAGAGCCCATACACGAGCGCCGTCACAAGCTCGCTCGGCAATCTCTTTAACCAACAGAACGCGCAACAACTCGAGCAAGTCGCCGGCAACGCCACTCTCGCAAACGCATATGGCGGCGATCGCGAAGCCGTCGCGCAGGCGCTCACGGCGCAACAGCAAGGCTTGGCCGAAGCGCCGACGATGGCGAACACCTTGCAGCAGGGCTACCAAACAGCGCTTGGCGCGAACGAAGCGCAGGATTGGCTTTCGTCGCAGGCAGGATTTGGCGTGGCGGGCCTGGGCACGCAGGCGCAGAACCAGGCGCTCACCGGCGCTTCAGCCGAACTTCAAGCCGGTGGCTTGGAGCAGCAGCTCGCGCAGGAAAATCTCAACATTCCCTACGAGCAGTTTGTCCAGCAGCAGGCATATCCCTATCAGCAGCTTGGTTTCTTGGCGCCGATCGTCGAGGGCACCGGCTCGCTTTCCGGCGGCACGGGATCGACGACGACGCCAGGCCAAAGCGCCTTGTCGCAGCTCACGGGCCTCGGCCTGACGGGGCTGGGCGCATATGGGCTTTATAACAATTTGTCGGGTGCCAGCAACGCTGTCGGCTCTATCGGTACAGACGCTGTCGATGCCTATAATGGCCTCGCGAAACAGGGTGGCCGTATCCATCGCGCTGGTGGTGGTGGCCTGAGTTTGCCGATCGTGCCTGGCATGGGAAACAGCGTGCCGGAAATCAATCTCTCCTACATCCCGCAAGGCGCACCGGGCGGCATTTCCACCAAATCGGGTCTTAGCCCGTTCCAGCCCGACGTGACTCAGACTCAGAGCAGCGGCGGTGGTGGGCTTGGCGATCTCTTAAGTCTCGCGGGTCTTGCCGCAAAGTTCATCAAGAGCGGTGGCCGCATCCACTTCGATGGTGGCGGCTCGATCGGCATGGGCTCGGCGCCGGCACCGCAAGCGACCAACGGACAATTGCCGACTGTGCCGAGGCTCAGCCTCGACTACATCTCGGCGCCAGGACCGGCCGTCAAAGGCAGTGGGCCGCCCAAGGCTCCACAGATGCCAGCAAGCGCCGCCAATCAGGGATTCGGAACGCAGAACGGCACGCAATTCTTGCAGGGTGCCGAGCAGCTAAAAAAATCGGGTCTTCTGTCGGGTGACAAGCGCGGTGGTGCGATTCGTCTGCAAGATGGAGGCACCGCGGATATTGCGGCGGCTACCGGTGTCATGGGCGGTTCGCCGAATGCCCAGGGCTATTATCAGCAGCTTATGACGATGCCGACGGAAAAACTCCAGGAGTTGGCGAGTGCGGTCCCGCCGACAAGCCCGCAGGGCCAATACATCCAGCGCGCGCTCAAATCGAAGCAGATGGGCATGGGGCAAACCGCGCCGGTGTCGCCGAGCTATGCCGGGATCGGCGCCCTTGGTGCCAGCGCGTCGGGTGCAACGGCGGCCCCGCCGGCATCCGGCGGAACAGCGCAGGTAGCGATGTCGCAACCGGTTCCGGGAGCAAGTCTCGCGACGGGTGGAGATACCACACCTGGCTACGTCACAGAGAGCGAGCTCGACCCTCACCCGATCGTCGATCATTCCGGCGATACGGTGAAGGTGCGCTACCCATCCGAAGGCACGGTGCTGGATCTCGGATTGCCGACGCTGAAACGCTCGGGTTACGCAGCGGGAGGCGCCGCGGGACTTTATCCCGAGGCATCCTTCTCGAGCGGCCAATGGACAACTAAGCCTGGCGCGACGTCGGCACCGGCTGGCCCGGCGGATAATGCGCCGCTTCTTGGTACGTCATCGGGCGAAAGTGGAGGTCCCGGCGCCACGCCTTTTGTGACGAGTCTTCCGACCGGCAACGGCGTCGCGCTACCGCAACTCAGCAATTCACTCTACGCGCCGCCCAATGCAGTACCGGGCGAAGGTCTAGGCAATTGGGATGTCCCTCTGCCACAACAGGGCGCGACCGGCGCGAATACCATCGCTTCTGAGCCACAGATGGCCGGGGTTATCAGTGCGCTCAGCCCGGGCGCATCGATCCCGACTTGGGCAGGCGGTGCAGGCAGTAATGGCGCTCCAAGCAGTCCAGCATCAGATTCATTTATGAACGGGATACCACTGAGCTATGGTAACTTTTACCACCGTGGTGGGCGCGCTCATTTCGACGATGGCGGTGATGTCGCCGCACCAAATCCGGGAGATGCGTCACCATCGGAAATCTTCAACGGCCCGTTGGTGCAATGGTATGAGTCGGGACTGACACAAGATTCGCCGTCGCCGGACGCAGTTCCGGCACCGGCCGAGCCAAGTTCCTTCACGTCGCGGCCGCATGGCGCCGATTGGACCGGAAGTGCTGGATCTTCGGCTGAAACACCGTGGGAAGGCAGTCATGAGTCGCTCAAGGCCCGCGACGCCGCCGGTCCTGACGCTGGCGTTGGGGTGATGGGCATGGGCGCAGCCCCGGCAATGCGCGGCGCGGTAGCCACCGCATCGGCAGCACCGCCCACAGCGGCACCCCCAGCAGCCGGCATGGGAGCCAGCCCACCGCCAACTACGCCCGCGGCAACGCCTGCGGCACCTCCGGCGGCGCGGTCTTCCGAACCGGCATCGGCCATGCCGCCGATAGCAGCCCAGCCGCCAGCATCGAGCAGCGGTGCCGTCGGAGGTCCGGTGTCGCCGGATCTTGCCAAAGCGGCGGGATTTGATCCGACTCAGACGGCGCTCGCCAACTTCCTGTGGAAAGGCGAGGGCGCCAAGGCGAACACGCTTTATGGCGGAGGCACTTTCAGCGACATGAGGCAGCATCCGGCTGATGCTGGCTGGCAAGGCGGTGTTGGCCCAGATGGAAAGCCGACGCACGCTGCGGGAATCCCACAACTCGAGCCCGGAACGTGGCACCAAGCGGCTGCGCTCGCTGGCGTTAACGATTTCAGCGCGCCCTCGCAGGTCAAGGCGGGACTGTCCTGGGCCGAGAAGCGCTACAACGATGTCACCGGCGGCAACCTGGTGGACGATTTCAAGGCCGGGAAAACCGATCAGATCCGCCAGGCGCTCAGCAGCGAGTGGCCGTCACTGGCCGGCAGCAACACGGCGGCGCCGCGCAACACGCGCCTCAGTCTCTTGCCCGCCGCGGCCGGCGTCCCCGACACAGCACAGGCGACGGAGCCTGGCATGGGCCGGCGCATGGGCATGATGACGCAAGGGCAAGGATTCGGCCCCAGCGATTATCCGGACAGCGCGCGACGCGGTTTCTCGTTGTCCAACAATTGGATGCCGCTGATGGTGGCGGGCCTTTCCGCCTTGGGTTCGCGTTCGCCGAACGCAGTGGCCGAAGGTTTCCGCGCGGCGTCTCCCTATTTTCAAGGGCAAGAACGCGCAGAAGCAAGCGAGAATCGAACCCAGATGATGGGGCAGATGAATGCAGAGCGTTCTGCAAATACCGAAGGGCGCCTGAACATCCAAGCGCAACGTGTCGCAGATCAAGCAACGGCCGCTGACAGGCTTTATCAGCAGCGCAATGCTGATCTTGAGTGGAAGATGGCGCATGGCACCGCCGAACTCGCCGATCGCCAAGCCGCGGCGCAGTCAAAGGCGGAAGCGACGGCGGCAAATCTCCAACTCGCCGGGATCAAAGTGCAACTCGGGGAATACAATCCGCCGGTCTATGGCCCCGGTGACGATCCAGATCATCCCGGTCAAAAGACCAACGGCCTCTGGTATTCGCTGAAATTCCCCAGTCCAAACGAACCCAACGGCGGCGCGAAGTTTTTCCCCAACGTCGGCACGGCAAAACCAGCCACCGGCGCCAACGCCGTTTTGCAGGAGATGGTTGCAAAAGGCGAAGCTACCGATCTTGCCGACGCCGACCAGAAGCGTGCGGCGTACCAGAAAGACCCGACAGGGTTCCAACACAGCGCGGAATACACGCGGCTTGTGCAGGCCGAAGAAAAAACACTCCAAGGCAACGTTGGAAACATCGGAAAATCGCCAACCGAGATTTCGGCTATGGCGCAAAAGAATGTGCAGACGATGCTGGGAGAAACGTCTGCTACTGCCCCCAAGATCACAACGCCAGGGACTGCACCTAAGAGTCAGTCGCCGCAGAAAGCGGCAGCACCTCCTTCGTGGGCCATTGGCAAAGCAGCCGCCATGCCGAACGGCCAGATTATCTACAGTGATGGCAAGGGCTGGTACGACGCCAATCATACGCCCGTGCAATAACGGAGCGAAATGGCAGCGCCGCTTGACAATTCGTCTATACCTGATTCTGGATCAGGCGACCTTCCGCCGCTGCCAGCAGGTGCCATTCCGGTTGCCGATCAGGAACCAACTCTCCCACCGCTTCCCAAAGGCGCAAGTTTCATTGAACCGCAAGCGGCAACGCCCGGACTTCCACCGCTGCCTTCGGGTGCTAAATTCTTGGATGAACCACCTACGCCGGCGCAATGGACGCGAGATAAACCCTTTGTTCCAACCCAGGGACTTTCGCAGGAAGATTATGCTGCCCAGATCGGCGCATTAGCGCCGGGAAGTTTCGTCCAGACGCCGAACGGTCTGATGCGCACCAAGGAAGCGCCGGCGGTCGAGACGAAAGAAACGAAGACCGGACAGACCGCCCCGCCGCCGATCGACTATACCGCGGCGGGTCTTCAGCCAGCGCTGCGCGACACGGGCTTGCTGGGCGCCCCCATCGCCGGTCTTTTTCAGGCTGGCCGGAGCGTCATGCAAACCGGCCAAGCCGTGACGGGGGGAAAACCGGACGTGCAGGAGCCAGATCTTCTGGCCGCGCAGCCGATCGAGGGGAGTGATCTGTGGAAGCCGCTTACGTTGCTGAAAAAGACGCTCTATCAGTTTGCCGCCGCGGCGCCGACGGCGGCAGCGGCTTACGGCGGCGGGTTGGCCGGTATTGCTCTGGGTGGTGGCCCTGAAGACCCGATTTCGTGGGCGACAGGCATCGCCGGCACCGCGGCTGGCGCTGCGGCAGGTAACACGATTCAGAGTCTTGGCGTGAATTTCGGCCAGGCATTGCAGGAAACCAAGGGCGACAACGAAGCGGCATGGAGTTTGGCCTTGAAGCGCACCGGCATCGAATCCGGCGCCGCTGGCGTGTCCTATGGATTATTCGGTTTCGCACCGTTCAAGAATGTGCTGAAAGACGCCGTCTTTCAGGCGTTCGGGTTGCAGCCTGCCGTGGCAGTCGGTCAGAAAGCGGTCGAGAATGTCGCCGAAGGCAAGCCGATCGGCCAAGACGTCTTGTCAGGCGTTCCGGGCGCGGTGGTTGGGACTGCCGCGCCCGCAATTGTCCATGCCGGTATCGCGCACGCATTGAGATCGACACCTGGGCCTCCACCACCAGGCAATATTCCAGGATCGGACCGCGCGCATGGCCCTCCCGAAACAGCGCCGACTGAAAAACCGGATGTGGCGCTTGATCCGGCCACGGGACTTTGGGGATTACGCGGCCCCGACGGGATCGTGACAGATGCTCGACATCCGACCCCAGAAGCAGCGGCAGCGAGCGTTAATCCGCCACCACCAGCGCCGCCGCCGCCCGCCATCGCCGCGGAATCGCAGCCCGCACCATCTGTCCGTGGTGGTCTAGGAACGCCTAAGATTGGCGAAATGATCCCGATGCCGGTCGGTAATGACGTTATCCCGATGCAGGTGCAGGGATTTACCCCCGCGCACGATGTGATATTGGGCGATCCAAGCGGCAACCAGTACAGCATTAATGCCTATGCCGTCTCAAGGTATCGAGGTTCTCCAGAAAGCGGTCCGCCGAGCGGGCCTGCCCCATTGGTACCAATACCGATACCGAAGCCTCAATCCCCGGCGCTCGACGCGCTTAAGGGCGAGGCGACCAGCGCGGCGGCCGCCGCGCGCGGGCAGCCAGCCGCCCCGGTTGAGGCACGCCTGACTGCGGCGAAGGCGCAACTCGAGGCGCAGGCCCAACCACAGCCGCCGGTCACGCCACAGGATATCATCCAGCAGGCGGAAGCGACGAAGACGACTCACCCTGGCCAGATCGTCCCGACACCCGAAGCGGCCGGGCAATATGCCGAAGATCTGAATCAAATCGCGGCGCGCCGTCAGGCACAACCGGTAGAGCCCCAGCCAGCGCAAGCGGCGGCGCCGGATCAACCTATTGTGGCATCACCGGTTGACTTAAAAATCAACCAGCCGCCAGCAATCCAGGAGGCACCGGACAAGTCGGCGCCGTTACCGGTGGGGGGTGCGGCCCCTTCCCCGTCGCCTCCTGGACCTGAAGGCGAACTACCCCTGACGCGCGGTACTCGCACGCCGGAAGAAATCGCGCAGCAGATCGATCAGGCGCGCGCGACAACCGAAACAAATCCCACGCCAGGACAAATTGATTCTGGGAATTATTCCAAGGGCCGCGTCTCATTTCATGGGATTCCGTTCGTCATGGAAAACCCGGAAGGCTCAGTACGTCATGGTGTCGGTGCCGATGGTCAACCTTGGACAGCACAGCTTCCAAGCGACTACGGCTACATATCAAAAACCGAAGCTGCCGACGGCGAACATGTGGATGCCTATATGGGGCCGAACCATGATAGCCAGCGCGCTTTTGTTATAGACCAAATCGATCCGGCGTCAGGCGCTTACGACGAAGCTAAAGTTATGCTTGGCTTCAATGACTGGCAGGGCGCGCACCAAGCTTATGTCGGGGCATTTTCCGATGGCAAAGGCGAACAGCGCATCGGGAATGTCACGCCGATGTCGCTCGATGAGCTGAAGACCTGGCTGAAAGAGGGCGACACCACCAAACCGGTTGCTGCCGAGACAGCAACAACGCCACCTTCTTCAAGAGAGAACGCCCCCCGGCGTCCCATGAACATCGTGGAGTTTCTGGCGTCGCGCGGCGGTCTTAACCCTTCCGGCGAATTGCGCGCGATGGATGCACATAAGAAATTCATTCCGGGATACGGCATGCTGGTGCGCAAAGACGGGCGCGGAATGAACGACGACCACGCGCGCGAAATCGCCCAGGAAGCCGGGTATCTCCCGCGCGATAATCCAAATCGGCCCAGCGATTCGACCATTAGCGATCTCTACAGTGCGATCGATGACACGCTCCGCGGCAATGCGCGCTATTCCGCCGACGATGTTGGCGCACTACGGGATTGGGAAGACCATAAACGCGCCTACGAGGGCAATCCTTATCACAACGAGTTAGAAGCGCGCGCTTCAGCGCTGGGCATCGATCCGGCCAGCCATCCCCATAATGACGATCTTCTCGCCATGATTCATGAGCGTGAGGCAATCATCGCGGATGGTGCTCATTCGGATACAGTCCGAGCCCAGATTGAGCGCGATATTGACGCCGTGGCTGCGGCAGAAGATATTCCCTGGATTGGTGACGATGAACGAAGCTCAGCAACACCTGAACCACAGTCGCGAGCGCCTGAAACGACTCCGCGATTTGCAGAATCAGCCGCTCAATCAGCAGCGCAGACGCGTCGTGAAGAATCTGGTGCGATCGCAACTCGCGGCGATCAAGTCCGCGGTGAAGGCATTGGGCGCGAGCCGGCAACAGAATCAACCGCAGCCGGAGAACAAGTAGTCCTTCCTGGCGCCGAACAATCGGCGCGCCAGGCGGCCTCATCGCGCGAAGCGGAAGGGCGTGGGCGCATCCGGTCCCGTGTTCAGCAAAAAGACGCCGATGAGGGATTGTTCAAGCCCATAGACAATACGGCGGAATTGCCTTTTGGAGAGCCGCCAACACGGCGCGGATTGGCCGAAGCATCGCCAATCTTTTACTCGGCGCTTGAACGCGGCATCGAGAACGCCAAGCTAGACAAAGCCTCGCCTGAATCCTGGAAGGGCATGATCCGCAACATGCCGGGGATCAAAAAAGAGGAAGTCGATTGGACGGGCGTGAACGATTTCTTGGACAGCAAAAAGGGCGCGGTGACGAAGGCTGATCTGCTCCAAGCCGTTCGCGAGAACAATGTCCAAGTGCAGGAGGTGATGCACGGCCCAGTGCGAGACGAAACCGTGCCAGATGCGCGGGCGCAACAAGAACATGCCGCAGCGTTTGAGGATTTGAACCGCCGCATTCACGATGTCGATACCGAAGAGCGCAGCGCACACTACGCCAACGATACGCAGCGCGCATCTGACCTGCGCCACGAGGGCGGCCGCCTTTCAGCAGAGCGCGAAGCGCTACACGGTCGCATGGTTGACGAGACAATGGCGCGCCAAGGACTCAGCGGCGCCCCGGCAAAGTACGGCCACTACCGTCTTCCTGGTGGCGAGAATTACCGCGAACTTCTACTCACGATGCCGCAGCGCGAGCCAAAAATTGATACAACCGGCTGGACGGTCCGTGACAAGGGGCCGGATGGCGCCGAGGTGCTGGACGCGAAGGGTGAGGTCGTCGCCATCACGCATGACTCCGTTTCGGACGACGAGGCCGTTATCGCCAACACAGCGCAGATGCTCGCGCGCAATCGGCGCGGTGCTGAACGGCAGGATTACCGCTCAGGTCACTGGCAAGAGCCGAACGTCCTGGCGCATGTCCGTTTTGACGATCGCACTGGGCCGAACGGCGAGAGGGTGCTGCACGTCGCGGAGATTCAGAGCGATCTCCATCAGGCCGGAAGAAAGCGCGGGTATCGGGGGCAACACAAAGGGCGCTCAGTCAGCGAAATTGACGATGATATGGATGGCGTCTTGATGGAACTTGAACGCCGCGACGCGCCGCAGCTTTTGGCAGAAAAGGTTGGGGTCAACAAAACTCACGGCTACGAGCTTGGAGAGTGGGTTGTTACGGATGCCCGCACCGGACATCGCTACGAAGTAGATGCCGCGAACGAAGACGAAGCGAAAATCCGCGCCGAGGCGAAATACCTTCACAGCGATGCTGCGCTAATGGCGTCCTGGCAGAGGCACCCAGATCTGCTGGCGAGGAACCAGGAGCTGCAACGTGAACGCAATGCAGCCTACGCGGCAGAGGCTGGCGATCTAGTCCCGGACGCTCCCTTCAAAACCTCATGGCCGGAGCTTGCGGTTAAGCGTTTGCTCAGATACGCCGCCGAAAACGGCTACCAAAAATTGTCCTGGGATACCGGCGCGACGAACGCGGACCGGTACGACCTGAGCAAACAAATCGACGAGATCAGATACGCGAAGCAAGATGACGGACGCTACACGATCAGCGCCAGGAAGCGCGGCAGTCCTCGCTCCGGTGATTTCGAGGAAGTGCTCGGTCGCCGCGATCTCACGCCGCAACAGCTTGAGGACATCGTCGGCAAGGATGCCGCCAAAAAGATCGTCGATAATGTTGGCCGCGACCACGGCGAGCCGGAAGGCGCTGGAACGCTGCGCGGTGATGATCTGAAGGTTGGCAGTGCTGGCATGGTGGCGTTCTATGATCGTCAATTGCCGCAGATCGTGAACAGCCTTAGCAAGAAGTGGGGCGCGAAGGCCGAGGATTCCGAAATCAATGCGCAGCAGCGCCCGTATAAAGTTACGCAGGACTCAGAAGGTACATGGATCGCATACATGCCGGGCGACCAGTATGATTATCGGGAATTTAACACGGAAAGAGGCGCACGAGATTTTGCTTCTGGTCCAGCGAATAAATTGGTCCACTCCGTCGAGATCACCCCGAAGATGCGCGAAAGCGTCATGCGAGGGCAGGCGCTGTTCGAGGGCAACGACAAAGAGGCACCCGTCGGTGCGGCCATCACAGACCTGCGTGATGATTTCGCTCAGACCGGCGATCCGCATACCGCCGCGCGCAACTGGACCATCTATCACGGACAAAACTCTGGCCATGAACATTTGGCTGCGATCGATCAGGACCGCGGTGAACTGACTCATGCCTACACGATGGCATCGCCGAAATACGTCGCTTTTACACCAGACCTCGTGGGGCGCCTTGAGGATCAGTCCAGTACGATGGTGGTCCATCACAACCACCCGTTGGGTAATTCCCTGAGTGAACAGGACATGCGACAGCTGGCCTTTCCGGGCCTTCGAACTATCGTTGCTCACGGCCATGATGGAAACACCTATGTCGCCCAGTTGACGCCGGAAGCCAAGGAATGGTTGGGAAGTCAGGGGGACGCCGAGCGAGCAATCGGCGGCCTCTATGCCACTGCGGAAAATGCCGTCTTTCGTGGGCTAGACCGTCTTGTTAATTCGGCGGAGATTACACAAGAACACGCGGACTCCATTTATTCCGACCTGATTAATCGGGCACTGGATTCCGGCGGTGTGATTGATTACATGTCGTCACGCGATCTGGCCGACGTGCCGGGTGCTCGTGACATCATTCGGGAGGCAGCTGACAGGGTGCAGCGAGCTGCCCAGACATTTTTTGATGCTAAGCCTAGAGAGGATGCCAATGCACGGTCTGATCGATCCGCCGACACCATTCGCCCCGACGAAAGCATGGCAAGACTTTCTGAAGGAATTAGACAACCTGCCGCAGGACGATCCGGACGTGAAGCGGGAACGATCGAGAGCCGAGCAGGAACTGGCGAAGCGCAAGGAGCAGTCGCCGGTCTAGCCGAAGACCGCCCCGATTTTGCAGCGGAACGAAATACTTCGCCAGAACAACGGCTGACACCGGAAGAGGCTCTCCACCGCGACGCGGTTTCCGGACTGATCGATTCAGTATCGGGATCACCCGGAGCACCTTCCGGTAAAGGACCGACGACCGAGGAACGGGCACTTCCGGAACTTGCTCGACGTGGTACGCGACAGATCAAAAATCTTAATCCGGTAGAGCGATTCTCGATCTTCCCGCGAACGCTCGCAACGCTGGATGATATGTCGGCACGCTTTTGGAATGCGTGGCGCGCCCGTGACGATGAGGCGGCACGAAATGGCAATAATCTACGGAAAATTGTCGCTGATTCGCTGGTGAGCCTCGATTCGCCGTCGCGAAATCGCGTCTATGCGGCGCTCGAACTTGCCCGAAAATGGAACTGGCGCCCTCCCGATGATGGCGCGCCGATCCGCGTGCACAATACGTCGTTCTGGCAAGCGCGCATGTCAAAACCTGGTGACGACTATCTCCTATCACCGCAAGAGACAAAGGCGTTTCACGATAGCTTGCGGCTAGGTGACGAAGGCTGGCGCACCATCATGTCGGCGATGGCGAAACGCGAAGGCTGGAATGGCGATCTAACTGCTGCCGCCGTGAGCGCTGGGGCTCGCGAGGCAGGTATCGGTACACCGGAGGGCCATCGACTGGCACGCCTCGCGACAGCGCTCCATGAGGCTCAGCGGGCGTTGGACCGCCCTTATTTTCCGGCCATGCGCTTTGGCGATTATTATGTCGCCGTGCGGCCGAAACAAGGTCAAGACCCTGAATCGCTCGGCGGTTATCCCGAGGTGAAATGGTTCGAAACCGTTGAGAAAAGCTCGATGGAAGACTGGCTCGGCACCACGCGGCGGAACGCCGACGATATTGCCGCAGTCAAAAACCGTATCGCCGCACTTGGCACAATGCCAGATAACACAGGGGCGCCGGCATTTGGTGCTTTCCAGCGCGTCGGACCGGGACGATGGGAATCGCCGACACATATAATTGAAACGGGAGATTTGCGCCGCAAGCCGGACATCCTGCGCGAAATCGATATGCCGGCGCTCGAAAAACTGTTCGCGCTCATGGAACGCGATGCCACTGGCAAAATGATTTCGCAGATCATGCAGGAAAAGACTCCGCCGGAGGGTCTTACCCGAACGCAAACCAAGCAGGCGAAAGGCGAAGCTGCTCAATACGATAAATCCGGACGCCTCGTCGGCGGCGAGGCATTGGACCGCTATCGGGCAACAACGGGTGCCGCGAAAGAAGCGTTGCTGGACTCGATCTACGAGGCGCTGACTGCTGGCTTCAAACGCCGAGCCGACCTCACACCGGGTTATTCGCAGGATTTTGATCGCGCGATCGGCACGCATATCTGGCAGGTATCGCACAACGCGGCCAACATGGTGCATCATAACGCCGTGGAGGAAGCCTACGATAACATCCAAGACAATCATCCGCATCAAAGCGTGCGCGACTATTGGCAAAAGTGGCGTGGGGCGCAGGAAGACCAAAAAGGCATTCTCTCGCGCGCCTCGACGCATGCTGCTCAGATCGGGTTTTCCTACGCGCTCGCCATGAATCCATCGTCGACTCTGGTAATCGCGCTGCATACCCCGATGGCAGCGGCTCCCGTACTCTCGACCGGCATTGGCATGGTGCGCGCCGGCGCCGCATTAGCTGGCGCGCTGCGCGAGGCTTATGGGCACGCCGGTGCTGACCGTAAGAATGGATTCTTCATCAATCTCGATCGAATGGGACGCACGCCCGACGAAAAAGCCCTCATCTCATCTCTCGCTAATGAGGGGCGCTTGCGTGCGCTCGGTGCCGACGATCTGCGTGCGTTGAGCGAACGGCAAGCCTCGACGTTTGGCGATGCGGCGGGGCGGTTTCGCCGTGCCATGGATATTGCCACCTCGAATATCGGCATCGTCGACCAAGCCAATCGTGCCGCTGTCGCACTGTCTTCTTACCGGCTCGCCAGCAATCCAAAAACGCTGGCGGCGATGGCGAAGCCGCTCGCCGAACACAGTGCCTTGTTCCGCGATATGGTTGAGCGTGATGGTTTGACGCCGGAGAATTTCTCCCGGTTCATGCTGTCGGAAGGTGCCTACGAGTGGGGTAGCGAAAACCGTTCTCCCGTAATGCGCGGCCCGATGGGAACGCTCCTGTTCTCGCTGCACGGCTTTCAGACGCGCTATCTCTCGACGGCTTTTCGTTTGATGAAAAACATGGGCCCGGAAGGCAAGACGGCGTTTGCTTGGATGATGGGGACTCTGATGCTCGGCGCTGGCGCCTATGGACTTCCATTCACGCAAGACGCCGAGTCCGCCGCTGATGCCCTGGGGCGCATGCTAAATGGGGGCAGCGATCCGATGACGGACGCCCATCTGCGCGAGATGATGTCTGATGCCGGATTTTCAAAGGCCGGGGCCGACGTCATGCTACGTGGCCCAATCGCCTCGCTCGCAGGTGTAAATCTCTCGAGCCGAATCGGTTTCGGCGATGTCATCTCCAGAGAAATGGACCCAACCAATGTCATTGGCACCATTCCCTCGATGCTGTATCAGCGGTTGCAGGCCGCTTATACGCGCGATCAGACCCAGGGTGCTGGCGCGGCCGCAGCGGAGCTTCTGCCATCGGCGCTTCGCAATCCGGCTCGTGCATTGCTTGAATCCGACCAAGGCCGAATTTCGCAAAAAGGTACTATGCTCGACCGTCCTGCCGACATGCCGGGCGCGGATATAGCCAAGCAGGCGCTTGGCTTCCAACCGCTCCAACAGGAACAGGAATACGCACAGTCCGACTACGCCTATCGGCTTGAACATCAAAACGATGAACTGCGTCAGCGTGTCGAGCGCGATGCGGCATTGCTTATCACGCGAGCAGCCCGCGCGCGCATTGCCGGCGATGCCAACGAGGCAGCCGAGCTGACAGATCAAGCAAAGCGTCTCGTTATTGCGAATCCCGGGCTTGCTAAGAAGCCCTCTGACATCATCGAGGCCATCAGAAAATCTGTTGAGCAGATGAGTGACCCGCGCGCTTATGAAATGAAAAAGACCCAAAAAGCTCAAGGGATCACGCAGAACCCTTATCCATAATCGCTGTTGCGGCGCGCCGAGGGATTGTCCGCGAACCCCTAAAATATCGGGCTTCAATTTACAGCGAGCGCGGTGTACTATCGGCCAGCGCCGTTAATCCGGGCGGGGGAGGACATTGCAGTGCGCCAGCTCTTGAGACTGATCGGCATTGCCGCACTTGCCGGGATGTTGTTCCAGGGGACGTCCTGGGCGCAAGGTGGCGGTGCTGCCTGCCCGATCGCGTCGATGACGCCGAAGATCATCACCGCCGCCACCCTCCAACTCACGTCACAAAACGGCTGCAATGTCTTCGTTTTCGTCAATCTGACCGGCACGATCGTGTCGGCGCCGGCGGCAATAAACACGCCGCAGGGCTATTTCGTGACGTTGATTCCGGGAGGCCCCGGCGGGGTGACGATCACCACGGCGGCCGGACTCGTCAATGGCCGCGCGACGGCGGCATTGGTGCAGGGCGAGACGGTCAATCTGGTCAGCGACGGTAACAATTATTGGACCGTCGGATCGCCGACCCAAGCGCCCGCGTCCAATCCCAATCTGGGTGTCGTGCCCGGCACATTCGCATCGAACAGCGCCACGTTTTTCTTGCCTCCCGGCATTTTGCAATTCACGGCCCCGGCATCGGTTATTTCCGGCGCCTATCCGTTCGCCGCGTGCGTGGGGGCACCAACCATTCCTGTCAATGTCACGAAGGCGCCGACAGTGGGAGGAAGATGGTTGCTGATTAAGGACTATTACGGGCAGCCCGGTCTGATACCGATTTGCTGACCCGTCATGAACATCGCTGCGACGAGATTGCGCGTCGGATCGACGCGGCGATGCCAAAACAGCCCGGCGCGTCAATGAGGACTAAGAGATGACTCGGTTCTTCAAGTCTCTGGCCCTTGCCGGGCTCCTGGCGATCTCGGCAATCGGCTTTGCAAGTGCACAACAGGCGCCCGCCGTCCAGCAAACCGGCACACGCGCCGATGCGGCAACCGGCCTCTATGGGCCGCTCGGCGGCGCCACCACCTGCGCGACCGTCAATACCACGGCGGCCAACGCTACCGTCACCATCACGCCGCCTGGCGGACAGTATGTCTACATCACCGGCGTCTATATCGATCTGACCGCGGATGTCACCGGCGTCACGCAGGTTTCGACGCTGTCGACCACCAACATCACCGGCGCCCCGTTCTGGTCGTTGGCGACGCTGGTTCCGACGGCCGGTGCCAACGGCACCTTCCGCCAGCTCGCGGAAACCTACGCCACGCCTCTCAAAAGCGCGGCGGCCGGCGTTGCCGTGACGTTCGTTCCATCGGCTCAGGAAAACCACCTGATCGAGTGCATCCGCGTCGCGGCCTACTTCGCACCCTAACACTTCCAGTCTGATCGCCGAGAACAGGTGGGGCTTAATCGCCTCACCTGCTTATTGGGCCCGAACCATCGATTGGGAGAATAAGAGATGGGAGCCGGCGAAATCATAGCGCTTGTGGCGCTGGTCGGGACTGGTGCCGGTACGCTTGGAACGGTGGCGTGGCGTCTCATCGCGTACATCAACCGCGTTGACGAACGCCGCGAAAAGGGCGAACAAATATTGCTCGAGAAGATCGAAGGAGTAGCGACCTCTCTTGACGGCAAATTCAACATCGCCCGCAACGAGATATCGGCCGTGAAAGACAACTACGTGCGCCGGGACGATCTCGATGGCGATATCACTCGCCTTGAGTTCGGCATGCGCGACCAGACGGTGGCGCTGAACGCCCTGCGCGAGCGCTTCGACGAGATTCTGGTTCTGGCGCTCAAGAATACCGACCTCGGCCAGAACAGGCCGGCACGCATATGAACACGGGCTTTGCCGATCGCATCGTGTGCGCCATCACGGCGGCATGCGAAGAGAATGACCCAACGGCACGGCGCTGGATCGTCTGGGTGATCTTCAATCGTGCTCAGATCAATCCGGCGCGCTATGGCTCGACGCCAGCGGCGGTGTGTCTGAAGCGCATGCAGTTCAGCGAATGGAACGCGGATTCGGCAGACAATGCCAATCTCGAACGCGTGGCCGCGAAAGCACCCGACGATCCGGTGATCCTCGACGCGCTCGCAGCCTACGATGAAGTCTTGGCGGCGGTGGTGGCGGGCGAGGGGGATCCGACCGGCGGTGCCGTCAATTTCTACGCCGATACCATCGCGGCGCCGGCATGGACGCAAGGTGCCACAATGACGGGGAAACAAGGCAGCACCATGTTTTTCGCCAACGTGAAATAGTTCGTAAAAAATATCGCGAGAAACCCCCTTTACAAGTCGGTCGGTAGACACTAGGTTTCCCGCCATGCTCTTAACGGCCTCAAATCTGCGAGCGAAACTATCCGAAACATTCGGGTGGTCGCGCACGTCCTTTATCCATCACCCGATGGGTAATAGCGCGCAGCGGCAACCCGCCCGCAGGGAGGCTTCGTCCGAGAAATAAATACTCGGATCAGATCGAAAGATCGAAGAGCCTCCCCGGGAAACCGCGGGAGGTTTTTTCGTTATTGGTTTGTCGAAGGCGTAGGGGTTGTAGACCACCGGCAAGCAAGGTCTGGTTCGACCTTCCCCGGCTCTGCATCGGGACAACTGGCGCCGCGTGCGCCGGGCCACACCACTAGGAAGACGGCCGGGCGATCCGGTGGTCCCTTGAAAGCCAGATGCGCCAGATTTTTTCCGGGGGTATAGCTCAGTTGGGAGAGCGCCTGTTTTGCAAGCAGGATGTCGTGGGTTCGAGTCCCTCTACCTCCACCAATTTGCGGGCATAGCTCAGGGGCAGAGCGCAACCTTGCCAAGGTTGAGGTCGTGGGTTCGACTCCCATTGCCCGCTCCAATTCGATAGCAGGGTAGATCAGCGGTAGATCGGTGCGCTCATAACGCTCAGGTCGTCGGGTTCGACTCCCACCCCTGCCACCATTTGACGCGCTGTGGAGCAGAGGTAGCTCGTCGGGTCCATAACCCGAAGGTCGCCGGCTTCGATTGCCGGCCAGCGCAACCAACTCGGCGGTACGCCCCTAAGGCGTCAATGATGCAAATGTTCGGACCTTGGCGGGATCTCCTGCATGAGAACTTGGTCCGGTCGCCGGAAGATTCTCGGGTCGTCCAAACACCAAGGACGCAGCGGCTGGTAGCGCCAGCCTAAAGGTGGCTGTGCCGCAATCCTGTATGCTGGTATCTGCGACTCCCCCTGCTAGCAAGGAACGGAGGAATGACAAATCCAGCCCCGAGAAATTTGCCGAAGTAGCTCAGCAGGTAGAGCACTACGTTGAAGGCGTGGGTGTCAGTGGTTCGATTCCACTCTTCGGCACCAATTCGTCCCGGTCGGTTGTGGCCAAGTCACTCCATGCTGTTCACGACAGCGCCGACCGGGGCGAGCACAAGATTGCGGGTGTAGCTCAGGGGTAGAGCTTCTGCCTTCCAAGCAGAATGTCGCGAGTTCGATTCTCGTCGCCCGCTCCATCCGACACGGGCAGCCGTCCGTCGGGGCCACGCCAGCGAGAAATCGTGTGGCGAACCCGCGCGGAAAAGCCCGGGCAGTGGGAGCTTCGGCAACTCTCTTTCAGTTTTTTCCCCGGTAGTTCAGTGGTAGAACAACCGCCTGTTAAGCGGCAGGTCGCTGGTTCGAGTCCAGCTCGGGGAGCCAAAATGAGCGGTGGCGCTGCGGTCGTTCGTTGGCGGCAACGAATGAAAGAAAAGCTCGTCGTCGCGTTCGGCGGCCGTTGTGGAATTTGCGGTTACGCGAAGTCGATGCGCGCCTTGACGTTCCATCACGTCGAGCCGGCGCAGAAAAAATTTAGCATGGCGTCCAACGGTGTCCCGCGATCATGGAAGCGGGTCGCGGACGAGGCAAGAAAATGTGTGATGCTATGTCACAACTGCCACGACGAGGTGCATGAGGGGAGCACCAGAATCCCAGACAATATTCGGCGCTTTGACGAGGCAACAATCCCGCTATCTATGCGTAATGGTCGCGTCACGAGAAGGAACATTGCGACCCTCCCGCGTGACGATGGGGCAGCATGCGAAAAGTGCGGCGCCCCTTTGCGAGCCGGCTTAAAGTTTTGCAGCAATCGATGTCGGTCTCAGGCTAAAGCTAAGGTCCCGGACAGACCCGAAGGAAAGCGGCTTCGGGAAATGGTGGTGCGGGCATCTCGAGTCAAAGTCGCCGCGAGATATGGCGTATCAGAAGCGGCCGTCAGAAAATGGCTTCGCACCGACAGCAGGAACGGAGTTTATTGATCTACCGGGGTAGCTCAGTGGCTAGAGCAGCGGTCTCCAAAACCGCGTGTCGAGAGTTCGAATCCCTCCCCCGGTGCCAGATTGGTGCGCTGGCCGAACGGCTAGGCTCGGGACTGCAAATCCCGCAATCGCGGTTCGACTCCGCGGCGCACCTCCAAAAGAACCCGGTGATGCAGGTTTCGATACCTGTCCGTCTCACGCGTGGGGCGTCGTTTCAAGGCAAGACCACCGGGTAGCATTTTCGTGGTGGGTATGGCGAAGTGGCTAACGCGGTCGGCTGTGAACCGATCATTCGTGGGTTCGATCCCCACTACTCACCCCAGCCGGTATAGCTCAGCGGCAGAGCAGTGCATTTGTAATGCGAAGGTCGGGAGTTCAATCCTCTCTACCGGCACCAGTTTTGATGGGCGGTGATGTAACGGCAGCATAACGGACTCTGACTCCGTTCGCCTCGGTTCGAATCCGAGCCGCCCTGCCAATTTGTTGCGGCGTAGCTCAGCGGTAGAGCAGCGCGTTTTGAGCGCGCAGGTCGAAGGTTCGAATCCGTTCCGCCGCAGCCAACCATGTCCCGCTCTTCTAGCGGTCAGGAACCCCGACTCTCACTCGGGAAACGGCGGGTTCAATTCCCCCGCGGGACGCCAATATGCGGGCATGGCGCACGGTGACGCGGCCGGGCCTAAACCCTGGCTTCCATTGGGTTCGACTCCCGATGCCCGCACCAGATCACGCGAGCCTGGCGGAATAGGCAGACGCGCTCGGCTCAGGACCGAGTGTCGCAAGACATGGGAGTTCGACTCTCCCGGCTCGCACCAAAATTGTCCTCGTGGCGGAATGGTAGACGCGCAGGCTTGAGGTGCCTGTGCCTCGCGGCGTGGGAGTTCGACTCTCCCCGGGGACACCAGTTCGGACGGTTGGCAGAGTGGCGATTGCACCGCGTTGGAATCGCGGCGTGCCCGTTCTGGGCACCGAAGGTTCGAATCCTTCACCGTCCGCCAGATTCGTTTGGTTGGGTGGCAGAGTGGCCGATTGCGCCGGACCCGAAACCCGGAGTGCCTACGGGCACCGTGAGTTCGAATCTCACCCCAACCGCCAATTGGAACGTGCCGAAGGTTGGCTCCTTCACCGGCTCTGAAACCCGGGGCGCCGCGCGAGCGGCTGATGGTTCGATGCCATCACGTTCCTCCAACATGGTGCTGTGGCCGAGTGGCCGAAGGCGGCGGTTTGCTAAACCGTTGGCCGGTGAAAGCCGGCCCGAGGGTTCGAATCCCTCCGGCACCGCCAGGTATGCCCGGTTAGCACAGCGGCAGTGCAATCCCTCGGTAAGGGAGAGGCCGGCGGTTCAAATCCGTCACCGGGCACCAGATCACGGGAAGGCAAAGCCGGCGGATCCGGCAGCGGGTCTGTAAAACCCGTCCCTGCGGGGGAGTGGATCGACACCACGCCGACCCACCACGGGCCTGTAGCTCAACGGCTGCGAGCAGACGCTTGATAAGCGTCCGATGACGGTTCGACCCCGTACTGGCCCACCAATCGGGTTGCTGGCGCAATGGTAGCGCAGCGGACTCTTAATCCGTAGGTTCAGGGTTCGAGTCCCTGGCAGCCCACCAAATTCGTTTGCTTCCATCCTCCAATGGTAGGAGAGCGGCTTGTCACGCCGTCAACGCCGGTTCGATCCCGACTGGAAGCGCCAGTTTCGTTCGTGGGTGTAGCTCAGTCAGGCCAGAGCGCCCGGTTTGGGACCGGGAAGTCGCAGGTTCGAATCCTGTCGCCCGCACCAATTTGCTCTTGCAGCTCGATCGGACGAGCACCGAAATCCTAGTTCGGGGGTTGTGAGTTCGAGCCTCACCAAGAGCGCCAGATGACGGAGTGTAGCTCAGCATGGCAGAGCACAGCGTTCGGGACGCTGGGGCCGGTGGTTCGAATCCACTCACTCCGACCAAACATGCCCCGCTAGCTCAGAGGTAGAGCGCTTCGTTTACACCGAGGATGTCGGCGGTTCGATCCCGTCGCGGGGTACCAGCTTGGGCGCGTAGATCAGCGGTAGATCGCTTGCTCGACACGCAGGAGGTCGGCGGTTCAACCCCGCCCGCGCCTACCAGATTGCCTCGTTCTTACTAGCGGCTAGGTGGCCGGACCTTCACTCCGGAGACAGCGGTTCGAATCCGCTACGAGGCGCCAGATTGCACCCGCAGCTCGACTGGACCGAGCGCTCGACTACGGATCGAGAGGTTGGGGGTTCGAATCCCTCCGGGTGCGCCAGACTTTTTGCCGGTGTATTGGCCTCGCCTTCTAAGCGGTCGGTGCATAACTGGACGATGCAGGTTCGACTCCTGTCACCGGTGCCGGTTCCGTAGTGCAACGGATAGCATCCGAGAATCCGAATCTCGGGATCAAGGTTCGATTCCTTGCGGGACCACCATTTCGCGTCGCTCGCTCAATTGGCAGAAGCACCGGCTTCAAATCCCGGCAAGTCTCGGTTCGAATCCGAGGCGACGCACCAATTCGGGTCTGTAGCTGGAAGGTCAAGCTGCGCCCTTTTAAGGCGTTGATCTCGGTTCAATTCCGAGCAGGCCCACCACCATCGCCGGCGTCGTTCAGTGGCAGGACAGGACATTCGTAACGTCCCAACGACGGGTTCGATTCCCTCCGCCGGCTCCATCATCATCACCAAGGACGCCTTCGACATGAACGCCGGCCTACAAAGACGCTGTCTCGTCCTCAATTCGGACGCCAGACCTCTCTCGACCTGGCCCTTGAGCATCTGGTCGGCCGAGGACGCCGTACACGCCATCTACATGGACCGCGTCGTCGCGATCGACGAATGACCGGAAGCACTGCGCTCGCCGTCGACCACGATCACTGTGCCGAAGGTCGTGATGCTGCGCGAGTTCGCGCCGGTGCATGGCAAGCCGAAGTTCTGCCGCGCGTCGGTCTATCTGCGCGATCGCTACCGGTGCCAATATTGCGGCGAGCGGTTCGAGCGCCAGGATCTGACGTTCGATCACCTTAACCCGCGCGCCAGGGGTGGCAAGACGACCTGGGACAACATCCTGACGTCGTGCTCGCCATGCAATCTGGCGAAGAGGGACGGCGACTTGATGAAGCCGCTATCGCTCCCGCGGCAGCCGACCCACAGCGAGTTGCTGCGGGCCGGGCTCGAGCTGCTGCCGAATGACGTCAAAGAATCGTTCGGCGATTGGCTTTACTGGTCGGCCGAGCTCGAGCGCTAATCACGCTAGCAAGCGACCGCAAAATCCGGTATAAATTGTTCGCGGCTTGGTCGTCGCCCGATGATCATGCTGTACGTCTTCTAGGCGTTTCCTCCCTAAACTTGAGCCGGGGAGGTTGGGTGGGGAACCTTCCAGGCTAACCGGCTCGTCTTTCCGCTGGGGGATTGGGGTTGGCGCAGTCGGATCCGATGGCGATTCCGAATCTCGGCACGCGACACGCCGGGCTGACCGCATGAAAGCGATCATGTTGTCTGGGGCGCGCAAGCTGACGAAGCTGGCGGCCGATCATCGCGAAACGATCATTCTGCAACTCACACGCATTATGTGGGGCGGTGCCTTCAGCGCGCTAACGCACCTCGGGGTCAACGCGACAACCCTAAATGCGTGGCATTGGGCTGCCGAACCAGCAGCGATCGGTGCATTCGGAATCGCGGGCGTCGTGCTGTCGCGTCTGATGCAGCGCTGGGCCGCACAGAAGACTGAACAGCAGGTCGTTGAGGTCAAGAACGAAGGGGCTGCCGCCACCCGTGTTGCCGTAGCCGCTGAGCGCGCTGGCGTCGCTCCCGATCAACTGACCCACGCGGCAATCGCTGCGGTGCCGGACGACGTCCATACTGCCGCGCTCGCGCAAGTGATTGAATTGAACAAAAACGGGGGCGTGCCAGCACCACCTATGGTATAGGATTTACTTGTCTCAATTCCAATAAGACAGTCAAGGAGCAAGCCGTGAACGCTGCACAACTCATCAAATTCGCCGGCGACGCATCGGGTGATATTCCCGATTTCGCCAAGTCCGTTCCGATCATCAAGGCGTGGGTCGCGTCGCTCAAGGCCGGGCAGATGCCGGTCGTCACGGCGGACGACATCGCCGTGGTCGAAAAAGACGTTGCCGACGGCGAGAAGCTGTACGACGACGTCGCGGCCAGCGCGGCATAAATTCGGCATAAAAGGAGGCACACGTGAAACACCGTTACCCCGCGCTCATCGTGTTGCTTGTGCTCGCCGCTTGCGGCACGCCAGCGACACTGCCAACAGCCGGCACCCCGGCCAGTACCACCACCGTGAACGGCGTCACCACGACAACGGCCGCCGTTGCCGCAACGCCAGGCTCGGCTGGCACTGGCTTGGTCGGATATTCTTCGTCCGACTTGCTCGCCACGGAAGCGCTGGCGACAGCGAATAAGGACACTCAGTCTTATAACTGCTCGGCGGCGCTCTATTCGATCGTCAGTTCGTTCACGCCGATCATTCCGACACCGATCATCGTCCAGCCGACTCTTCCCGCCGGCGTGACACCGGGGCTCGCCTATAAGGCCGAAGAGGCCCGCTTGATCGCCAAGGCCGCGCTCAACGCGGCGGATACGATCAAAGCCGGCGTAATCACGCCAGCGATGCGTACCACTTTCGCCAACGGATGCGGACCGCTGATCGCCGACGTGCAGATGGATCAGGTTCGGACGGTCGCCGACCTGACATCGCTGATGAGCGCGCTGGCAAAGATTCCGTGAGTTTAAGACGACCGGAAGCTTGAAGATGAAGCGCCGGATTCTCTCGATCGATGGTGGCGGGATCTTCGGCATCCTGCCGGCGCATTTTTTGGCTGCGCTCGGTCCCGTCGATTGGGATTTGGTGTCCGGCACCTCGATCGGCGGCATCATCGCGTGCGGGCTCGCCCATGGGGTAGCGGCCGCCGCGATCGAGAACATGCTGGTGCAGGACGGGGGCACGATCTTCGCCAAGAGCCTACAGCGCGACGTGCTGCGCCCCTTCGATGCGCGCTACAGCGCCGAACCTCTGGAAGCGTTCCTGGCGCAGACTTTCGGCGATGCCATGCTGAGCAGCGCCAGTACCAACTTGCTCGTGCCAACGTGCGTCTTGGGCACCGTATCGGTCATGTTCTTTAAGTCCTGGGTCGCGAAGGCCAAGCCGTCCCACGACTTCGCCCTAAAGGACGTGGCGCGAGCCACCAGCGCGGCGCCGACCTACTTCCCCCACGCCTCCATTAAGAGCGCCGCCGGCGAGCAGTTTGACTGTTGGGACGGCGGCATGGGCCTTAACAACCCGACGCTGGCCGCGATCCTTGACGCTCGGCATCTTTGGCCCGGCGACGAATTGGCGGTGTTATCCCTCGGGACCGGCCAGCGCACCAAGCCGATTTCACTGAGAGATGATGGGTTCATCGGCGTACTGCCGAACATCGTATCGGCAATGATGGCGTTCCAGGTCAGCCCGGTCGAGCGCCTGGCGTCCGAGTCGCCGAACGCCGCGGTCGAGCGCGTCACCATCACGTTGCCGCCTGGCGTTGATTCTGACTTCGATGATGCGAGCGCTGAGAACATTGCCGCTATTCAAACTGCGGCCGTGACGATGGCGGCGTCGGAAAATCTGGATCGAGCAAGAGCCGTTCTAGCGTAACCCGCGCCTGATTGACCTCTGGCGCGCAAACTCAGGCCGTCCTTCGGGGCGGCCTTTTTGTTTCACCCATGCGGATCGAGCCTGTAGTCGCGCGCCACGCCCTTGAGCCATGGCCACACCAGAACCGGCGACAAGACGAGACGAGCGAGGAAGCGAAGGGTGGTCATTCAATCCCTTCCGTCGCCGCTGGTAGTCGAGAGATATGCCTCGCAACGAGCAAGGGCAGCGCCGAAAGTCCAGGCGTGCTCGACGTAAAAAAGCCCGAATAGACATTTGCCTTGGGGGTCGAGGAAATCGTAATAATCATTTGGCGGCATTGTCTGCGGCCAATCTCGCAGCCCTTCGACGCTGAAAACTTCGGGCTTCACCTTGGGGTCGAGCAGTCCAATCGTATCATCAAGAGGCATCGTTCAGTCCTTTCGAGAGCAGTCATTGTCGAGGGCAAAGGAAAATCCGTCTTCATATCCTGACGTGATCAGTAGCCCGGCTATCCATCCCCCGAGTGGCGCGGCGCTCGTTGCGTAGCTAAAGAATCTATCCTCATGCATAAGACGTGGGCCGCACAGCAGTGCCAAAGTCGTAGCTGCCTGGTGGCGCTGGAAGGCATTGGCGACAAGACTAGCGATGAGGAAGCGGCACTAATGTTTTGGCTTTACCTTCATGAGCCTCAACTGCTTACGGAGAATGGGCGAAAACTCTACGAAAAGAGCGTCCCCACTGACGATCTTAGCCATATGCAAAGTGTCCCGAAGCCCGAATTTTTCCGCGTATATACGCAGGCGCTCCGCAGCGCTCGGCGGGGCTAGCGGTTTTTTTTTGCGTGCGGAGAGCGGGGCTGCCTGACTTAGATTCCAAGCCGCCATCGCGTTGAGCGCGGCGTTCCAACCTATTTCGACACAGGCTTTTACGTCGCCTTCCTCAACGAGCGCGGCGTCTAACGCTTCCCGCACCGCGTCTCGCAGCGCCTCCGGTACATCAGCCATCACTTCTTCCCTTTCAGTAACGCTGGCAGGGCTCGACGCGTGGGATCATCTTATCTTTTGACGCGGCGCTGCTCGATCAGCAGGAGATCGTCGAATTCGCGACGTTGCTGCTCCGTCGCCTGCATGCGCCAGTCCGACAAGTTCTTCTCGTTGTCGCCCATCAGATAGGTGATGTGATCGGCCGTGACGGCTTGTCTCAGCCGCGGCATGAACAGCGCCACCATCCACGAGCGGTAGTCGGGCTTGCCGCCGCGCTGGGGAACCCCGAGTAGCAAATCACCCTGCTGCGTGTTGTCGAACCAGGACACGCTCTCCGCCGCCGTGCCGGCCGGCGGGGGCGTGCCGCGCGTCTGTTCGGACTGCGCCACGGTGGCCTGCTGGACCGGCGCCGCCGATGCTGAGCGGCTTTCCTGCTGTTGCGGTGCGTCGGTTTTCTGCGCCTGGGCCGTGCCTTCGATGCGGACACGCTGCTCGTTGAATGCGGCAGCGATGCGGTTCGCGGCGCCGGCGTCCGTGGCGTGGATCTGGGCGATCACGGCTTGATTGCTCTCGAGCATGCCGCGCAGGATGTCGATCCCCTGGCGCCCGGCTTCTTCAGCCACGATGACGAGGGCATCCTCGGCCGTCTTGATCGTGCGGAACCCGATCACCTCGCCGTCGCATGACGTCACCTCGTAGACCGGCCGATCGTCGTTCGGGATAGGCTCGCCATTGCCGGTCGCCAGCATCCTTGTCTCGTCTTGATCGCCGACCGTATGCGGAGCGTCGTCCGGGATCTCCGCAGGCTCGTCTTCGCGGCTCATCAGGCGGTTAAGGTCTGCGGACATCGGCGCCGACTTCGACGCGCGCTTCATCACGGTCTTGCGCGCCATCTCGCCCCAATGGTTCTTCCACGCGGGGCCGTCCTTGGCTTTGCTCGACAGGCGGATACGCTCGATCTCCTTGAACGACATGACCTCGCGAATCACTTCGCCGTTGGAAAGCCGGATGACGGCATAGGCACCCACGGCATCGCCGCGGTCCTGATCCAAGGGCGGCGGCTCATGCTCGATGAAGGCGTCGTCACCGAGACGATACTTGAACTTGTCGCCACGAAAGACGACTTCAGCAACAGCCGAGTTGACCTCGCCGCTGTTGCGCATGCGCTTTCGGACGCCGGCGATCATGGGGATATAGGTCACGAGATCGACCCAAATTTCCCGGTCGATGCCCGTAACCGGATCGCGGCGCTTGACCCTCGACTTGAATGGTAGAAGGACTGCCTCGCGGCCATCGGGCACTAAGCCGTCAGCGGCGCATTTGACGGATGAGCTCCAAAATGAGCGGCGATCGCAAAAGATCAGGTCCGGGTTCTGGTTGACGGCCGACATAAGGACCGCCTTGAACTTGGCCATCGACACCGTGCTTGGAAGCACGCTAGCGAATTGCTGTTCGACTCGTACAAGTTGTTCACGGAACGCCTCCATGGCGTTGCCGCGCGGCTCCGATGTGGCCGCGACTTGCTGGTTCTGGTTGGTTTCCGTGTCGTTCATGGTTTCCTCGCAAAGTTGCCGCGTTCGATATGATGCCAGTGATTACAGAAGATCATGCTTATCCGGTTAGCGCCCATCGCTACCATTCATTGGGACGACCATCGGTGTGCCAAGATTGCCGAGCGGCGAAACGTCCACACCAAAGCCAAAGATGGCCGATCCGTGTGACGCCGCTTCTTGTCGGCGATTTTCTCGCAAGACGCCAAACCGCAAACGGGCGCTCACAAAAACAACTGAGCGACAAGCACGAAGGGCTACTTGGAATATCTTCGTTTCGGTATGCGATGGGATCAAAAGTACCACGCCACGCAATTTTCCCTCGCTAATACAGCGGTCTACCCAGCGGTTGCGCGCCTCGCCGTAAGGTGGATTACAGAATACGGTCGGCTGCGACCACGGAAGCGTCGCGCCGTCCTGCGGAAGCGCGTAAAACTCATCCGCGCCGGTCGGGTTATCCGGTTCGGTACATGGATCGAGGCCAATACCGCCAAGTAACAGCCGGATCGGTTCAAGCACATAGCCCGGCGTGAGCATCGCATTGCGGGCATGACCGTCCGAGCGGCGGCGCTTGGCGTTATCGAAGCGGTGCGCGGCGACGATCAAGATTTAGCACTCATGGATGTCAACCGGATAAGCATGCAGAAGACACAGGACGTCGCCGGCAAATCGTTCATAGCCAGACCTCGACGATGATCGGCTCGTCTTTGACATGGCGATCGAGGCGAACCAGATGCAACGCGCGCAGTTTTAGGCGCAGGTTCTCAAGCGAATCGGCGATCAGATGAATATGCGCGGGGCCAAAGCGCTCTTTGTTGATCTGATGCGGCCGAGCCACATACTGATCGCCATAGTCCTTGGTGCCGTCGGTGACGGTCCACAAGAGCAAGATTCCGCTCTCGGCGGCTTCGGCGTGAAGCTCCAATGCCTGGGCCACGGTGATTTCGCGCGATTCAAGCATCTAACGCCTGCGCACCGCCGCGCGCGCACCAACCCAAGCGCGAACGCCCGGCAACCCATCAAGCGCGCCGCCCTGGTTTTTCTCGATATTCTCGAACGAAAAACCATCCAGTTTGCGTTTGACGATGGGCTCAATCGCTTCGAGCAACGCCGCGCGCTCGGTCTTGAAGAGCGCCGCAAGGAGGACCTTGGGGTCGGTGATCTCGAACTGCCTGACACGCACGCTACCGACCGAACCCGCATCGCTGCGGATGGGCTCCGGACGGATCGCCTCGGCCCGCCGCGCGGCGCTGTCGGCATCCTCTTGAGCTCTCAGCGCTTGAAGCCGCGCCGTATCGCCGGCCGGGTTGGCGGCTGCCTTCTCGGCCGCCTCGCGGAGACGGTCAGCATCGATCTGGCGTTGGCGCTGTTCTTCCAGCGCCCTGGCCTTCTCGGCTGCCGCTTCCGCCGCCTGGCGCTGGATGAAGGTGTTGAGCATCTTGCGCAACGCCGCATAGGCGGTTTCCAGCGGCTTGATGATCGAGCCGTATTGCTCGTCGATCAGGCGCTCCTGCTCGAGAAAGGGTTTCTTGCGATCGACGCGCCGAGCATCGACCTTTTCGCCATGTTCCTTGATCTGCGCGGCAAGCTGGGTGGCGCTAGTCGCGGTCGGGCCATCGACGATCAGCGCCTTGTTGAAGGTCGCGACCAGATCATCGCCGCGGGCGCGGTCCTCGCGCAGGTCCGCCAGGAGTGTCGGCAGGTCGATCACCTCAAGAAACTCGGGACCTTGATTGTGGCCGATGCCGGGCGTCTCGTCGGTTACGAGTTGGTTATCTTCGGTCATAGATCGGCGTCCGTTGGAAAAGTTGGAAGGGGAAGGCTCGCGACGTCGACCGGCTTGTAGGGATTGCATGCCGGGTGATCGGGCTGGTGATCTTGCAGCCAGCGCAGGCGTTGCAATGCCTTGTCATATTCTTCTTGCGCGATCGGTCGGCCGATATACCGGAACTCGAGCGGATCGACCTCCGTACCGGCGATCGCCGCCACCAGATACGGTTTTCGATCGAGTTTGTTTTCCGGCTCGCCAGGTTCGTAGTCGCACCAGAAGCAGCACGCCGGCACCTCGGCTCCCTGCGATGACAGGCGCACCATCCACCATCCCACCGGTGGCGCGGTGATATCGATGCTGGCCAGTGCCGTCGGCGCGACGTAGGGCTGCCTAGTCATTTGTCACTGTAATTAGGCAAAAGCGGCGGTACTTTTCCCGAATCATATGCGCGTACGAGGGCAGGACGCACATGATCGGCTATCGTCTTGCCATCGGGCAGAACGATATGTGCCAGGAATTCGTCCTCGAAGATGGTGATTCCGGCAGCCACGGCCTCGAGCTTGGCTTTGATGACGAGCGCCAGCGCGCGCCATTGCTGACGGCACGCTTGCTCCCACCCTCGATGCACATCTTCTGCACTGCGGCGTTTGCCCCTCGATGCCGTGTGTGTAAAACGCGCTTCGGCTGGCGACGGAAGATCCATGAAGAACTTGACTTGCCGGTCTGCCATCTTAAAGGCAATGAACGCGCGATTCTCGTCGTAGCCGGAGAGAAAGCCGCCTGCACCATACTTGCGCAGGACGGTTTCGATCTCCGCTCGTGACCGCTCCGACGAGACTGTTGTTTCCTGGGCGTATCTTCCTGGCATGGGATCAGCCGGCCGGGACCGTCCAGCGGCTGTCGCGCTCCACGGCCTTGCCCTCACTGTGCAACTTGGTCAGGGCCGCGGTCGCCGGCGCGACGCGCAAGCCATCGATCGCTTTGACGAGGTCGCTCACCGTCATCGGCGTCGGCGAGGCGCGCAAGGTCTTTTCGATCTCGTCCGGCATGCTGCGCCGCGGTGCGCGGCCAGGCAGGGCAGCACCAGCCTGGGTACTCGGCATAGTTCCGCTGCCCATCGCCGCCACGGCCGCGTCATGGGCATTGAGCGCCGCAATGGAGACAAGCGCTTCCCGCTCGGCCTCCGCTAGTCTTCCGCGCGCTGCCGTCACGTCGCCTTGGGTTTCGGCTGCACGGGAAGTCAGAACCGCCCGTAATTCGTCGACTCGAGTCGTCATCTTCAATCCTTCCAGTTGACCAGAATTTCGCCCGGGATTTCCGTGGCTTCCGCCGTCACGTCGCGGCCGGTGTCCAGCGCGATGGCGAGGTCGCGATTGCGGTAACGCGGCACATAGCCCGCCATGCTGCCATCGATATGCACGGCAACGCAGCTTTTGTCGTAAGGGTTCGTGGGTTCGCGCACCAGGGTGATCGGCGTTCCCGGCATCAGCGTCCCGATCAGCGCCTCGGCGCCCTCGTGGTGCTTGGCGCCGACGATCTTGACCCGGAGCGCCCCCATCAGAGGGACACCCGCGCCGCGAGCGCGTCTTCGGTCTGCACGATTTGCCGGGTAAGATCCGCGCGCTCGGGATGGGTGAGCGGGAGCGTCTTCAGCCGCTTGGTTAGGGCTTCCAGGTGCTGCTCGAGACTGTGCGTCGACCGGTCGAGATAGGATGACATGGCGGTGATCCCTTGGGATGGGAATTACGAGGAAAATATATCGCGCATTTCGCCGCGGGTTTCAAGTCTCTATTTCAAGACATTATTTCCTTGAGTTTGGATCGCATAAGGCTAAATTCACGGCTCAATGCCAGTCCGTCCGGCCAAACCGAAGATATCGCGTCTGAAGCCCACCGAAACAATCTCTGACGCCGCGCAGCGCGTGATCGCGCGGGCGCAAGTCTACATGGAGAAGCATGGGCTTTCCATCAGCGCCATGGCGAATATCTGCGGCTTTTCGGACTCTCTTTATCTACGTCGCAACGGCGGCATCAAGTCGCGGAATTTCCGCGCTTCGCTCGATGTGCTCGACCAGCTCGAGCGCGGCATGAATAACCATCCCCATCCTCAACCTCCGAAACGCGGCCGCAAGCCGACGCCGCTGCACCAGCGCATGCAGGGCCGCACCCAAGGATTATCCCGATGAGCGCACGAATCGGCGACAACAACATGGCCGATGACTTCCTGGCCCGATTCGACACGGCCGTGGCCCTAACGAACGAGATCAAGGGAATCAAGGTTGATCTTAAAGAGGTCTTCGACGAAGCCGAAAAAGCCGGCCACAACGTCAAGGCCATGAAGCGCGCGATGAAGGATGCCGAAAAGAGCGGCTCGACGCGCGAGGCCGACGACGCCGATTACCGCCAGATGATGGCCTGGCTCAAGAAACCGGTGGGCCTGAGCAATACCGGGGCCTCGATGCCGAGCGAGCCGGTGATGACCGAACACGAGCGCGAGGCCATGGACCAGGCGGGCTACACTGTTGGGCGCCTTGGCGGCGCGCGGGCGTCGAATTGTTATTCGCCGGGAACGTTACTTTTTTGTTCGTGGGATGGCGGCTGGTTGAGAGGTGCAGAGGAACGTGAGGCAACAAATAGGGCTACTATCGCCCCAACTCGAAGCGCGACCACCAACACAAGCGCCGCACCGTGACCGAGAAGAAATGGATTGTCTACCGGCTTCGCTGCGCAGTTAACGGAAGATCATACATTGGATTGACCGGGTGCACGTTGAGCCGACGCCTTTCCCTGCACAGATCCGACGCGAAAAGAGGCAAGCGATTTTATGTCGGCAGGGCCATCCACGCTTATGGGTGGAACGCCTTTACTGCCGAAATATTGTATGAAGCTGTAGATGCCAGAGAAGCTGCTGCGGTCGAGCGCGCATTGATCGCAAGTTACGGCACAATGCACCCAAACGGATACAATTTATCGACAGGCGGCTTTGTCCCCGTCATGTCGCCCGAAGCTCGACGAAAAATCTCCATTGCCACAAAGGGACGGCGGTATAGCGCCGAACAGCGCGCGGCACTTTCCATTGCGCTGACAGGGCGCAGAATGCCCCCGGTTTCTTCAGCGACCAGGGAGAAATTACGGCGCGCGAAACTGGGAACGACTCACTCACCGGAGTCTTGTGCAAAAATAAGCACATCGAAGAGAGGAATCCCAGCCACGCACCCGAAGATGCTGGCGGGATTAGCTCGAGGCCACGAATTGAATCGAAGAAAAATAGCCGAGATGTACCCCGGACTGACGACTGAGGAAATTAAGCGACTGCGGGCTCAACGGAATCGCGAAAGGGCAAAACACCGAAGCGCTGCCCGCGCGATCGCAGCAGGACGCATGCCGGGACTACGCGGCAATCCGAATCGGACCAAATCGCGTGAACGGTTCCAAGCATTAAATTCCCTCGGTTGCACCAATGTGGTGCCAGCCTCGCCGTAATCCGAGTCCCATTGCAGCCCATCACCATCACGCTGTCCGGCGCGCCTGTCGGCAAAGGGCGTCCGCGTTTTGTTCGAAAGACCGGTCATGCCTTCACTCCGGCGTCAACGCGGCGCTACGAGGATGTGCTGCGCTACGCGGCCCAAGTAGAAATGAACGGCCGCGCGCCGATCGAGGGGCCGGTCCGCGTCGAAGTTACGGCTCTTTTTCCGATTCCTGCGAGCTGGTCGAAGAAAAAACGCAGCGCCGCGGAGGCCGGTTTCGTATATGCCACGGTCAAACCCGATTCCGACAATCTACTGAAGGTCTTGGATTCCTTGAACGAGGTGGTTTGGCGCGACGATAAACAGATCACCGATGCGCGCATTGTGAAGGGCTATTCGACGGCGCCGCGCTACGTCGTAACTGTCACACCGCTTGAGAATTTTCCTCTCCTTCCCGCATAAACATTGGCCGCGCACAGTCTCGCGCGATCGTCCACCGGAAAATTATTGTGCCGGCGCCATAGTTCCTCTTGATCGTAAAGGCACCGCGCGCGTATCGTTGCCGTCAACAAACAAAGAGCCGCTCGGTACAGCACGCGAAGCTCCCGGCAAGCTGCTCGCCACGAAGACGATGGTAAACCTTGGCGGGTATTGGGGGCGACCATGGCACGGGCTCTATCGGCTCCGGGGGTTGTTGCCGAGATCAGGCGAGTCGACTCCCAGATCGACCAGCTTACCCTGCTCGCCAGCAGCGACAGCGACAGCGAACCGTTCGAACGTCTCGGCCAACCCGCCGCGCGGGTAGCGCTGCGCGCCGCCAACCAGTACCGCCACAAACTCGACCACGCGCTTTAGGGAATACGCCCGCCACGAATTGTGGCGAGCGGTTATTTTTGCGTTCTAATTCAATAGGAAGGGAAGAAACATGCCGGAAATCTATGGCCCTCGCAGCGAACTCGGACAGACCATTCACGCGATGAAATACCGAGCGCCGGACGAGAGTTTCGACGACTATTGCGTGCGGTATGCCCGCACTACCGCCGGCGACAATGCCAAGGAATTCCGGCGACTTCTCCACTACTTACGCGACCAGACCATCCTTCCGGCCGGGCGCCAGCAGCTATCGGTCGGCAGACCCTTCCAGGCGACATCGTTCAATTGTTTTGTCATGTCGACAATCCCAGACAACACGCGCGGCATCTTCGAGGCGGTGGCGGACGCTGCGATGACGATGCGCGCCGGCGGCGGGATCGGCATGGACTTCTCGTCGCTCCGGCCATCGGGTGAGCCGATTCGCGGACTCGGCATGGGTGCGCTTGCGAGCGGCCCGATCAGCTTCATGGACGTCTGGAATTCGATGTGCGGCACGATCATGTCGGCCGGATCGCGGCGTGGCGCCATGATGGGCACCCTGCGAATCGACCACCCGGACATCCTCCACTTCATCAAGGCGAAGCAGAACGGCGATCGCCTGACCAATTTCAATATTTCCGTCACCGTGACCGACGCCTTCATGGAAGCGCTTGCCAACGACGGCAGCTACGATCTGCGCTTCGGCGAAACTACATTCGGGCAGGCGCGCGCCGCAGATGTCTGGGCGATGATCATGGAAAGCAATTTTGACTGGGCGGAGCCGGGCATCCAATTCCTTGACCGGGTCAACCAGCTTAACCCACTGAATTATTGCGAGACGATTGCCACGAGTAATCCGTGCTCGGAGCAATTCCTGCCGCCATGGGGATGTTGCCTCCTTGGCTCGATTAACATGGTAAAACTTGTGCAACCCGTCCACGAGTCGAACGGCATTCAGATTGCAGCTCAAAGCGGCAAGCAGGTGGTTCGCTACGAGATCGATCTGGAACGCCTCGACGACGCGGTAGACGCCAGCGTGCGCGCCTATGACGCGGTGATCGATCGCACGCTCTATCCCCTCGAACAACAGAAGCAGGAGGAAATGGCGAAGCGCCGCATGGGCGTCGGCGTGACCGGCCTCGCCAACGCTCTTGAAATATGCGGACAGCCATACGGTTCGCCGGGCTATCTCGATATGCAGGACACGATCCTACAACGACTCCTGAATCGCTCGTACCGCACGTCGATGGAACTTGCGAAGGAGAAGAGTACGTTTCCACTGTGGGACGCCGACAGATACTGCGCTGGTGAGTTCTTCAAGACGCGACTCGACGAAAACCTTCAGGACGAGATCCGGCGTTACGGCCTGCGGAACGGACTTCTCACATCAATTGCTCCGACGGGCACGATCAGTCAGGGAGCGGACTATGTGAGTTCGGGATTGGAACCGGTACTGATGCTCGAAGGTGATCGCACCGTGATAACCCCGCAAGGCCCGCGCGCCTTTCACTTTCGAGACTACGCCAAGGAATTCTATGGCGTCACTGGCAAGACGGCGGATCAGGTAACGGCCGAAGAACACGTCGACGTGCTGTGCCGGGCGCAGCGCTACGTCGATAACGCGATCTCGAAGACCGTGAATGTGAACGGTCAGATCAAGGGCGAAGGACCTGGCGTTCCATTCTCGGCGTTCAAACAGCTTTACTTGCGGGCATGGGAAGGGGGCGCGAAATCCTGTGCGACCTATAATCTAAACGGAAAGCGAGGAAGTATCTTTTCGGCGGCGCCGAAAGCCGAGCCGGAAGGCGCCGCGTGCTTTTACGATCCCGAAACGGGCACAAAGGCTTGCGAGAATTGAGCCGGCGATGGCGCGCCCGCGTCCTTCGGATTCAAAACCGTGCGCGTGTTGCGGCGGCGTCCCGCGCGTGGTGGGGCAGCCTTATTGCCTGAATTGCAAGCGTGACATGGGCGACGCATGGTATCGGAAAAACAAAGCCGGGAGCGCCAAGGTATCCAGGCGCCAATGGGCGGAAATGGCAACCTAGATGGCGTTCACCGAAGAGCAGCGGAAAGAGGCGCGCGAGCGCATCCCGCTTAACGAACTGATCGGGCGCGATGTCGCCCTGAAGCAGCGCGGTCGAGAATTCGTTGGGCTATGTCCGTTTCACAACGAAAAGACACCCTCATTCCACGTCGTACCCGAGAAGGGATTCATGCATTGCTTCGGCTGCGGGACGCACGGCGACGCGATCGCCTACGTGATGCAGAAGCGTGGCCTGTCGTTTGTCGACGCAATGAACGAGTTGCTCAACCTGCCGGTGACGGCACCCCAGGCCAAGCACCAAGCGGCGCCGGCGCGTGATCCCAAAGAAGACGAGCAGGACGGCATCGACGCCGCGCGGCGCATATGGACCGACTCGGTGCCGCTCGACGGCACGACGCAAGCGGACCTTTACCTGCGATCGCGCATGATTGCCGGGGCCAGCCCGTCGCCGAGTTTGCGCGCGCATGCGTCCCTGCGGTGCCGTGATCTTGACAAGAATCTTCCGGCGCTGGTGGCGGCCTTGAAGGATTCCGAGAACCACGTTACCGCCATCCAGCGAACCTGGCTCGAGCCCGGGGCCTATTACGTGGGTGGCGCGCACGGCGCCGGCGATCCCAAGGGCACTCGGTTGAAGGAGGCGCCCAAGAAGACGCTCGGCTCGATGCGCAACGGCTGCGTGCGTCTGTCGGCGCCGGACCGGATCATGGGGTTTGCCGAAGGCGTCGAGACGGCGCGCGCCGCAGAGATCCTGTTTCGCGTGCCGGTGTGGGCGACCTGCGGCCTATCGCGGCTCGGCTATCCGGCGCATCTGCGCGAGACGCGGCCGGCGCCGGGCGAGCCAGCGCGGACCTGGTTCGGGGGTGAGCGGCCGCCGCACGGCATCGAGACAGCGCGCGTGCCGGAGCGGGAGCCTTCGATCTGGATTCCGCCCGAGGCCGAGGAATTGCTGATCTTCGGCGATCGTGGCGTCCTGGGCGAGCGCGTGGCTGATTACGCCGCGTGGGCCTACGGACAGTTCATCCAGGCGAGTGCCATCTTTCCCGAAAGCGAGGATTGGTCGGACTTCGCCGATCAGCTCCGTGCTCAGACGCTGGGAGCGATCGCATGACAGGCCGCATCATCATTGGCGATTGCCGGGACGGACTTGCGATGCTGCCCGACCAATCGGTGCATTGCGTGGTAACTTCGCCGCCTTATCTCGGGCTTCGCAATTACGGCGTGGACGGCCAGATCGGACTCGAGTCCAGCATCCAGGAATACATCGATGTGATGATCGGCGTGTTTGGCGAGGTGCGGCGTGTCCTGCGCGACGACGGAACGCTATGGCTCAACATGGGCGATATGTTCGCGTCGAGCGGCGGACATTCGGCGCAAGGCAAGTCATCGGCCCGCGTCGGACGCTCGAACGTGGACGTCCAGAACGCCGTCAAAGGCTTTCGGCCGGGTCTTCAATTCAACGGCATCAAGAACAAAGACCTGATCGGCATGCCATGGCGGGTCGCGTTCGCCTTGCAGGCCGATGGGTGGTATCTCCGCAGCGACATCATCTGGGCCAAACCGGCGCCGATGCCGGAGAGCGTCACCGACCGGCCGACGCGCGCGCATGAGTACATTTTCCTCCTGACCAAGAGTCCGCGATATTTCTACGATGTTGCCGCAATCCGCGAGCCGTTCGCCGATGGCCGGAGGGGCGCCGACTATCCGCGGCCGAACGCGCCCGATAAGATCAAGTCGCCCTACGGCCAAGGGTTCACGCGCGCCGCGCAGCAACAGAAGAAGGTTGGCGGCTGGGCCGAAGGGCCAGGCGCCCATTCCGCCATCGAGCACAATGCCGGCGACGCGCGGCGCCCGATTTCGGAAAGGAATCGCGGCGGCAGGACGGACGGGTTAACCAAGTCCAACAACATCGACCCGAGCAAGAACGGCGGGCGCAACAAGCGATCGGTCTGGACGATCGCGAGCGAGCCGTTTCCCGAGGCGCACTTTGCCACCTTTCCGAAAGCGCTGGTCGAGCCGTGCCTCAAGGCCGGCTGTCCGTCAGGCGGCACTGTGCTCGATCCCTTCTTCGGCGCCGGCACCACAGGCCTCGTCGCCGAGTCGCTACAGCGCAATTGGATCGGCGTCGAACTCAACCCGAAATACGTGGACATGGCGCGCCGCCGCATCGGTCTCGCCGAAATCACGATAGAAACGACCGGCGCGCGCGAGGCGGCGGAATGACCACTGGCCAAGGTGCCCCGGGCAATAGCAAGATCGCCTATATCGGCGATCGCCAGCGCGCGGCACCGCGACTCGAGCCCTTCGTTCCATTTTTCGCGGCCGAGATCGAAGGCAAGGTCATCAAGCCGCGGGACTGGATCGTCGACAACGTCGTCATGGCAAAGACGGTATGCCTGTTCGCGGGGCCGCCAAAATCCGGAAAATCTTTGATGATTCAGCAGTTACTGACGGCTGTAGCCTTGGGCCAGCCATGGCTCGATCGCCAGACCAAGAAGGTCAAGACCTTTGGCCTCTTCGCCGAGGATCCACAGGACGAGCTCGAGCGCCGGCAGCACGATATTCTGAAGCACTATGGATCGAATGCCGCGGATCTCGAGCTGGACTTCTCCTGGATTGCGCGCGACGAGCAGGACAGCACGCTTATCGAGTTCGAAAAGTACACGGACAAGCCCGTGTTCACGCCGCTCTGGCGCCAGATGTGGAATTACATCCGCGACGAAGGTGTGCAGCTTGTCGGTATCGATACGGCTGGCGCCACCTTCGGCGGCAATGAGAACTTCCGGCGCCAGGTCACGATCTTCATGCGCGAGATCGTGCGCGAGGCGGCGCGTGCCAATGGCGCCGGCGTGATCCTGTCGGCCCATCCTTCGAAAAGCGGCCCCAACAGCTATTCGGGATCGACGGCGTGGCTGGGCTCGGCGCGCTTCGCCATGAGTATGCAGCGCCCCAAGGATTACGACGAGGAAACCGGGCAGCCTTCGAATACACGCGTGCTGCGCAGCCTGGGCGCCAACTACACGGCCGCGCACCATGCCGACGATCTACGTTGGGACAAAGGCGTCTTCGTGATGGACGGCGAGACGCGCAAGCCCTTGCGGCACGTCGTCAATGCGCAGGACAGGCGGGATCTTGACTATCGGATGCTGGCCTATCTGCGCCGGCTGGTGCAAACCGGGATCATCGTGCCGGTCGATGACGCCTCGGCCATGTCATTGCCACAGCGCGCCAAGAAAGCCGCCGTGTCGGCCTTCGATGCGCCCGTGCGCGAGTTTGCCGACAGCGTCGACCGGCTCATAAAATCGGGGCAGGTGCGGCTGGTTGACATCCGGGGCCGTGCCGTCATCCGACCCGCTGACATGATTCTTCCTGGCGAAAAGGAATGGGTAACGCCTTAGCGTCGATTCTTGAGCTTTCCGCCCTTGGCGAGGACGCCAGGAAGTTCCGGAGTTTCCGGCGTCACGAACAGCGGGCGCCCGATGCCTTCGCGCCGGCGGTATTCACCAACGATGCTCAGGAGCTGTGGACCTTTTTCCTTCAGCGGCGCCGCCCAATGCGCACCACTGGATTCAACCAGTTTCTGGAAGCCCTCAATCCCGGTTGCCGAATCGCGTTCGACCATGCTGATGTTGGCCGACACGGATTTCGCGTCGGCGTTGAACTGGTCGTAGCGCAGCAACAGCGTGAGACGCGGCAGCCTGACGGTCGTTCCCAAGGGCAGAAACGGGCCGATAAAGCTATAGCCGCCATGCTCGCTATCGTCGATCGCCAAGAGCCGCTTGCACCACGCTTTAACGCCTGTCTTGGCTCCGATTTTGATTGGAATCAGGTCCGCGTTGTCGTCATCGTCCGGCGGTGCCACGCCCATGCGACGCATGGTGATCTTGGTGAAAACCGAAAGGGCCAGGTCTTTCAGCGCCTCACTATCCGCGCCGGCGTCGACCGCGGCGAGAATGTCCTGCAACGCCTGAACACTGTCGTCGCGATCGGCCCGTAGATAGGGATCTTCCATGCCAGCCTTACCGATACCTCTTCGCCGCGCGGTCTGCCTCGCCTGCTTCGCCTAGCCAAGTATCGCCCTGTAAGGCCACGCTAGGTAGTGCTGCCATGCCAGACAACGCCAAACCTGCCAAGGTCTGCCATACGACTACCTGCCCTGCCCCGCACCGCCTAGCATTGCCCGCCAAGGAGGGCCAGCCACACCACGCCGGACTTCGTTACTCACTGCCGTGCGATGCTTCTCCACGCCTGCTTCGCAGTACCGGACCTCGCCCCGTTATGTCTGGCAACTCATCGCCTGCCGCGAACTGCCCTGCCCCCCCCCCGCTAAGCCGCGTCTTGCCTGCTTTTCCACGCCGTGCCCCGCAAAGACGAGCCGAGGCTTGCAAAGACGAGCCACGGGCTGCCTGCCGATTCTATCCCTACCGAGCCATTCCCTGAATCGCCAGTCCGGCCCTCCCAGATTGTGCCGTTCAGGTTCGAGCGGCGTCGCCACCACCCTTCTCCGCCGCGGCCTTCTTGCGCGCCCGGCGATTATTGACCTTGTCGACCGCGCGCCAGACCTCCATCAGGCCGTCGACCAACTCATATTTTTCGCGCACGCGCTTAAGCTCTTCGGCGGCGTCGCTGAACATCACCTCAGAAAGAGTCCGCGATTTGAGCACGTCCGATATCGCCCGATAGCCCCCGCCAGCGGTACGATCGACCGACAGGCTCACGAAGATCGGCGCGTCGTCCTCGTCGACAACATGCACCTGAATGAGCTGACGCACCTGCCACAGCCGGTAATCGGCCGCGGCTTTTGCGTCGTTCCACTCGATTGCACGGTGCAGCCGAGAATTAGGATGCGCGCGCGCCCAATCGATCACTTGTCCGGCGTGAAGTTTTTCACCAGTCCGGCCCTTTAACGCCAGAATCTCACTTTTGATCGTCACGATTTTCCAACTCCTTGCCTGCTATGAATCGCCACGCACGCCTACCCTCACTTACCCACGGCTGCCCAGCCGATCTGCGCCACGCTATGCCGATCCCGTACCCAGCCGTACCAAGCCCCCGGTGTGCCTGCCACGTAGCCCATTCCCTACCATGCCGCACAATGACAAGCCTGCCGCACCCGACCGCACTATGCCCACCCCAAACAATGACGCGCCTGCCGTGCCGGAGCATGCCATTCCGCGTTCTGCCATGCCGATTCGAGCCGCCCCACGCCGGGAATAGCCTGCCTGGCACTGGACCACCCAGCACCGCCTAGCCTGGCCTTGCCTGCTCCGATTCGCTCCGCTAAACAATGACTACCAATCCTTGCTTTCTAAAGGTTGATGATCTCGAACTGACCCCAACCGCAACCGGCCGAATCTTTGCTGTCCGGACGGCCCTCGCCAACGCCGACTTGACGCCCGGCGCGGTGTAGAAGATTGACCACGTCTGTCGGCGAAAACTGATCCGAGTCGAAGCTCAATCGCACCACCGCTTCCCAGCCGGGACGCCACAACGGGCGGCAACTTATGTCGGCAACACCAGTTGCGAGCCGCACGGCGCCCATGTGTTTTTCCGGCTTACCCTTTCGGATTAGGACGAGCGGCGTGCCGTCGGCCTCATCGAACGCGTCGGCCTCGCAGAACAACGACATCTTGGCGATCGTCATCTTGAAGCCGACCGTCCGGCATGCGGAAATCAGCGCGTTGCGGAACGCCGATGCCGGAATGCCGTGATTTCCCTTGTTGTCCCGATACATCGCTTCTTCGTAGAGCGCGTCGAAATCCTTGGCCTTGCGCGCCTTGCCCTTGTTGGCGACGCTGCCGGCGCGTTGCTTTTCCTCCATGATGCTCTGGGCCTTACGGCTGAAGCGATGCTGGACGTAGGGAACGATGCCCCGGATGGTCAGCGCGACAGTCTGGAATTTCGGCGCTTCGATAGCGATGCGCTGGGTCTTGCCGGCAGCCGCCGCGGCTTTAACCGCATCGCCTTGGGCGGCGCCGTTCTCCGGCTCGGGGGTGGCACCGCCGCGCCGGGTGGTACGCTTGGCCGTGATGGGGCGATCGAGAAGGCTGGTATCGTGTCCGTCCATGTGGGTGGATCTCCTGTTTCAGGTGACAATCTACATTCACCGTGTTATCACAGGACAATTGATCGCGCAACACAATGCTGACAGAGCGAGAGTGAGCAAAAGATGAATAGAAAATCCCTAGGTCCGACCGAGGGTGTCTACTTGCGCATGTCGCCGGCGTTGAAGCGCCGGATCGAGCGTCTGGCGGCCGGCGAGCACCTATCGGTTAACGCCTATCTGGTGCGCCAGATCGAGAAGATCATGCCGCTGGCAAAAAAGTCCTAGATCTCACAATCAACTCGTTGCAGATGATACAGTGCCGGCTCGGGCCGCTGGTCGCATAGGTCGCGTCGCACTTCGGGCAGGTGTGAGGCATTTGCGGCGCCCGCTCCATCATCTGCTGCCCAAGGGCGGCCCACTGAATGCCATTGTCAGTGCCCGGCCGCATGTGTTGTTGATACACGTGAAGCCGCGCGCGTGCTTCGACCTCGTCGTCTTCGATCTTTTTCTTTATTGTGTCTTCCTCGACCAGGAGCCGGCGCAGCGCGATCGCGACGAATGGCTTGTGCGCCAAGTCGCGGATTTTCGCGGGGAGCTCGCCCTCGACGCCGTCGAGCACGGCGATGATAGCCTGCATGGCGTCGATCAGGTCTTGGCGATCATCGCGGAGTTTCTCGTCGTCACTCACGAGCGTTTACACGTGATAGACGGCGGAAGCCGAAGAGGCCGCGCGGCGGATCACGATTTCGCCGCCGCCGTATTTCTCCAGGAAGTCGCGGCGCCAGTGGCGATAGGTGATGGCGCGCAACGTGGTGATCTGGCCCGCGCCGCCGAGGGTAAACGATCGCGGCACGTCGCAGAACCAAGTGACTTCGTCGAGCGCGGGCGCACCGATCGAGTAGGCCACGATGGTATTGGCGTGGAGCACGGCCATGACGTGCTTGCCCATGAATTGCGCCATCGTTTCCATGTGTTCTTGGGCGATCCGGGGCGAGCGGAAGATGAGGGGCTTTTCGGCGATCATGATAGATTCACGGCGCCGAACATAACCGCCTTCCCCGCGCTCACCATTTCCTTGGGCGCGCGGTAGATGATCTCCTTGTCTCCACCGGTCCATGTCCATGTTGGCGTGCGCTCGTAGACCGTGCCGTAATCGGCATCTGTCTTGAGAAGGGCCAGCCCGATCGGTTGCATGCCGGATTTGTCGATCCCCTGATATTGAAAGACCATTACCCGGCGCAGGCGCATCTTCGTACCGAGCGTGTTGGCGATCGCTTGGAGCACGCGCGCGGCTTCGGTCTCGGTCATAACATCCGGACAGCGAAACTGATGATGCAGCCGAAGAGAGTGCCCAGAGCGAAGAAATAGGGCATGTCGAGGCGCCACTTCCACAGCGGCACGGTTGGAGACATCTTGGCGCCGCCGCGATTGATGGTGACGAAAAAAGAGCCGCTAAACAGCGCCTTTTTCTGACGCTTATGGCCCATAGAAAATCCAATCCACCAGCGGCTGAATGGGTGAATGCCTTAAACCTAATCGATGTGGTGTTTGCGAAAAATCCGGCAGTAGTTGCAGCGTGGCACAATCTATTTCAGACGGCGCAGATACACCCGATGCCTCAGGCGACTTGGAATCATCAATATCTATCGCTTCTATCTGTGATGGCGCGGGAACTTGGTTATCGGCAGTTAGAGCAGGTTGATATTGACCAGTTCTATTCACCCCAAGTGCACGGAGATATTGCTGCAAAGCAGAAAGAAGTTCAGGACGAGATTCTGCGCGTCCTGAAAGCCAGCAAAAACTTCTCCGAACCCATCTGAGAGCGCCCATCTAGACGCCCCCCGCAGTAACGGCCTGTCGGAGACTTTTTAGGACAGCATTCCGGCACAAGTCAACAGGTGCATAATCGCCCTTACAGGGATCGGCCGATATTCTGCACGAGCCGACCGAGACGGCCTTGATGGTGCAAAACGTACCCTTCGGCACCAACATCAGGCCGCTGTTGACGTCGCGCGTGGTCCTCACGCGAAGCCCCACCCAATCGCGTTGTAGGCGAGGCCAGCCAGGGCGGCGTTTCGTCATGCCTCCACCTCTTCGACGATCATGCTTGTGGGAGCGCGCGAGCTGGCGCCTTGGCGGTTTTCGGTTGCGGCATCATCGGGCGGCAGGCGAGCCAGTAAATGCCCGATGCGACCAGCAGATACTCGATTGACGTAATCGCGGCCATCTCCGTCCTGAAGATCGGGAAAAAAATCGTCCCCATGACGACCCATACCAAGCGTATCCGGCCGACTCTTGCGAGGTAAGAAAGGGCTGGCCGACATGCCAACATCGCGGCTTCCAGCCTCGCGGCCTCACGCCACTGGCGGTATCCGATCAAGCCAACCCATCCCCATGAAGCGACAAGAATGATCGCGCTATGCCAAATTGGCATTTGATGAAAGTTTGGAGCGAAAACCATCATGTACGTCCAGGCCGCCTGGCCAGCGATCATCCCCATGACGGTCTGGCGGCACAGGCCGTAACAGGTGACGCCGAACCGCTTGGTCGCGTGGTCGGCCGCCCACTGGTGAGCGGCGAGGATGCGGGCGTCTACATTCATGTGGTTTGTTCGGGGTGCGCGGCAGCCACTTACGCCTCCACCTTTTCGAGATCGAGCCGGGCGATTTCACCCCATGGTGCCTCTTCCCGCGCCGTGGTGATCCACAAGGTCGGCCACGGAGATTCCGGCCCGAAGGCGTCGCCGTATCCTTCGAGGTCGGTAAGGTAAATAACGGCCTCCGGCGCGGCTTCATTCTTTGCGAGCCATTGGAATACCGGCTTGAACGACGTACCGCCGCCACCAATCGCCTTGAGCTTAACCGGGTAGTCGTCGGGCGTGTATTCCTCGACGCCGTTGACCGCCGCGTCGCAGTAGATGACGCGCAGCAGTTTCGGCTTCACCTCGTCGAGGATGGCGTTAAGCTCGGCCGAGAACGCCGCCAGCTCGCGCGAACTGATCGAGCCTGACGTGTCGATCGCCACGGCGATCTCGCCCGGGCCGGGGTTCTCGCGCGACGGCAGGTAAAGACCGCGACCGATGAAGCGCCGGTTAGGCCGGCGCCATGAGAAATCGTCATGTCTCTTGCCCTGCATGAAGCGGCGCAGCATCGAGCGCCAGTCCAGCTTGGGCTTTTCGGCTTCCTCGAACAGACGTTCAAGGTTCCCGGGCATTTGGCCGGCGGACTTAGCGATTGCCGCTGCCTGCATCGCCGTGACCTTCCAGTCCTGTTCGGCCTCGTCGCGCTCAGACTCGGTCATCGCCGAACCGTCCTCGTGGCGCTGGTCGAGGATCTCGCCGCAGCCGCCACAATCGCCGCCAAAGCCGCCCGGAGGCCCGTCGCTTTGTCCGTCGCCTTGTCCTTCTTGGGGTGGGCTGCTTCCGTCGTCTTGTTGCGGGTTTGGCGGATTTTGACCGCCGCTTTGTCCGGGCCCGCGCCCCGTGCCCTGTTCCGGCTTCTGGGAGCCGTTCTCGTCCCGCGGCGGCTGGCGCTTCAACAAAACCGAGTAGGCTTCCTCGGCGGACTTGCCCTCGAATTCGGGCATGTTGATCGCGTTGTCGGGCAACTTGAACTTGCTGTCGCGGATGATCGGGTTGACCACGGCGTCGCCGGCTTGCTGCCACAGGGCTTGCTCACGGCCGCCCCGGCGCCAAGGATGCCCGAGTGCGACGCGCATGGCCTTCTGGGCCAGCACGCCAACGAGTTCGTCGAGGCTAGTCTCTGCGGCCCATTTTGGATTGTACCAAAGCCGATTACCGTCGGTTGCGCATGTCTCGACGCCACGATGGGGTTTCGGATCGAGCTTCAGAACCAGAACCGCGAAAAATGGCGCGCGCAAGATCAACTGGCTGCGCGCCTTGGAGATCGCGAACGCGCCTGCGTCCGGCGCCGCTACAGCGCTCTTATTCATCGCCATGCCTCCGGGTCGGCGAGCGCGATGACATCGATTCGCTGGTCCCACAGGTCGTGGAAATCTTTGTGCGACGGAAAGCCGATGAACGTCTCGATCACATCGCGAAAGGTGACGGCCTGGTCCTTGCGGTCGCTCATCACCTTGAGCGCGGCGCACATTTGTACCAGGATAGGAAGGCACGATCCGGCGGCGCCAGAGATCAGTGCAGCCCCATCCGTCACCAGAATTTCGTGTTTGATGCACCAGTCGAGAATCGCTTTAACACCTTCTGGCGCCGGCGCTTCTTGAGAACGAAAAGAAAAGCCGCCCGGGCGCGATTCTATTTCCGCGATCAAGGCCGTGATCCGGCTCATTTGTGCGTCGGGCTTTTCCTTCGGGAGTGCCAGTACAGCTTCGCCGACAGCGCGGGCGGTGGTGAGCGGCTTATCGTCCATCGAGGCTCCCCTGCCTTCTCCCCCGAGAGTGGCCGGCGCCGCCACGGAGGGCAACGGCGCCGGCCTGTCGGAAACGCGGAACCTCCGGGGCAGGGGGATGCCGAGGGATTCCGGGTGCAAAAACGGCGCACCAGGGGAAAATATAAGAACCCGATGCGCCGCTGTAAAGCTATTTCAAGATAAAAGTTACGCGCGTTCTTTGATTGGCTCCCAATGCGTGGGGTCGGGAATAAACTTTGGCGGTCCAATCGTCCATCGGAGCGGGTACGCCTGCCATTCCTTGGGTTGGCTACAAGCATTTGAACAAAGAATTTCCGCAGCACGAAACAATCAATCACGCCGCCGGGCAGTATGTTGTCGGCGCGGTTCACACCAACACGATTGAAGGCTTCTGGTCGATCTTCAAGCGCGGCACGGTCGGCACGTTCCACAAGATGAGCCGAAAATATATGCCGCTCTACGTGGCGGAATTTCAGTTCCGGTATAACAACCGGAACGTTGATGACATCTTCGGCGAGGCGATGAAGGGGTGCTGAGATGGTCATTGCCGGTTAACCCATCGATTAGCGCGCCAGAAGATCAATCCTCCCACAACAAACAGTGAAAAAATTACGCCAAAACCAATATAGGGATTCTCTTTGTGTCCTGGCTCACCGATCACGCTACGGTCATCGCAGCGCGGTGTGCCGTCCTTTGGAGCCGTGGCAATGAGAAGTCGCCCTTCCAAGAGCTTCATCACGCGGCCTCCTGGGTACGTGCCGGGCCGATCAGCCAAGCCATGTCGGCAAGAACGCGCCCGCCGGCCTCGATAGCGCCCTGGCGCGCGGCTTCGCTGTCGCGCAGGGTTTCCGGCTCAAGCTGGCAAAGCTCCTGCCGGAGCCGCTGGCACATGCGATCAAGGTCGGTGTCGCCCGCGATATTGAGCCGGGGGAGCAAGTCCACCAGCTCCCGCAAATTGCCGATCGCCGAATCGCGGAAGGTGTGAATCACCTTACCGTCCGCATCCACCTCGTAGGCTTTGAGCCGGTTGACGGTGTTGATGACTGTCTCGTGGACGCGCAGCCACAGGGAGCGATGGGCCTCGGCGAGCGCGTTGGTCGTGTCCTGCGTGACCTGGGCGCGAAGTTCTTGCTCCAAGTCCTGGTCGAGCCCGACGCGGAAGTCCTTGCCCAACGGCACGGGGGCCACGCGGAATTCGACGCCGAACTTGGCCATGATTTCGTCGAAGGCCGGATAGTCCGCCTCATGAAACATATTGCCGAGCATCAAGGGCGCCGCGTCGCGCAGCGCGGGATAGGCGTCGATGAAGGCGCGCACCTCGCTATCGAACGGCACGCGGCGCTCGCGGACGCCCTGGGCCACGCGCAAATACTCCGGCGACGGTAGAATGCGCTGCCCCTCATCCAACCAAGGTAACGTGTTCTCGGTGAAATACCGCCGCAGCTCGCCGGCGGCGGCACCAATCTTGACGAGCGATTCCTTGGCGACGAGCCGCTTCATGTAGCGGCCTGCCTCGTAGCGCGCGGCGTTGGCGTCCGCGACGGCCTGAGTTGCCTTCCGGTCGTGCTTCCGGGCCTGCCACTGGTGGATCGTGAGGCGCGCCAGCATCGCGCGTTCGGTGACATCGGGCATGGGTTTCTGTCTCCTTATTTGATAGGAATCTAGGCAAGAACGTCCTGGTTGTTCGCGGCCCATTGCGAGAAGGCGCGCGTCATCGGGATTTTGTTGTCGCGGCGAATTGCCATTGTGGTCGCCAAGACCGCGAATTCCTTGGGCAGCCGGTCGGTGTAGGTCACGACGCTCTCGAAATTAGCCGGGGTGGCTCGGTGCGCGAGTGCGGCCGACAGGGCATAGAGCACGGTCGGGTCTTTCGGCACCTCCGCTTTGCCGGGGCTAAGCAGAATCGCGTCGACGTTCGGCAACTCGCGGTAAATCTTGAGAAACGCTGTCAGCTCGATGGCCGCGCCCTGGCCGACGGTGCCGGAGAGGATAGCCAACTCCAGCACGCCGGACGGCATGCCCTTCCGCACCAGGCGCCCGGCGAATTCCCAAGTGCGCGGGCAAGGAAACGTCGTAGCGTTGGGATCGAAGTGGTGCAGGAGCCCGGGCTTGAAGTTCAAGAATCCGATGATCTCGGTCGGGATGTCGTTGGCCAGCGCCCACTTGATCCAATCGCCGTGATCGACCTCCATGTCGAGGTGGACGAGGCGCGATTTGAGGGGCGTCAGCATGCGCGTGACGCCGGCGCGGTCGGTGTCGTTATTGCCACACCCGATAAAACTCGTGTTCTCGGGTGCGCGGTAATCGCCGGCCATGCCGAACTGGATCAGGGAGAATAACGCCTTTTGAAGTGCGGGCTCGGCCGCCGCGATCTCGTCGATGAGAATGATATGGTTTGGTTCTTGCGGCAAGAGGCCCGGCGCCGCCCACCGCGTCACGGGATTGCCAGCGATGCCATCGATCATGGGCCGATCGACATAGGGGACGCCGATCAGATCGACGGGGTCCAGGGTCGCAGCAAACAGATGTACGAAAGGCCGGTTGAGACGCGCGGCAAGTTCCCGCACGAGGTATGTTTTTCCAATGCCCGGAGGCCCTTTCACCAAGGCCGGAACATCTGCCTCGATGCAGGCTTCGAGGGCGAGGGCGATTTGCGAAGGTTTCATTGGCGATGACTTTCCTTGTGGTTTCCGGTGAAGCGTTTGAGCGCGTCGGCGAACAGTGTGCCGAGGGGGTTACTCGTCAAGAATCGGCACACCAGTTACGACCGCATAGACGGCCAACACCGCTCCGGCCAAGCCAAGAATGATGACGAAGGCGAGAACGACGGCGGCGATAGGCCATAGAAAACTCATGTCCATATCAGGCACCTCCATGTTCGTAATAGTCGTCCGCCGCGCGGATCAGCACTGCCGAGCGGGTTTCGGGGGAACGCCGCTGGATCGCGCGCGCGATCTTGATGAGGCGGCGCGCGATGATGCGCGCGTCGATCTCGGTTTTGGCGGCGGGCGGCAAGTCAGCGTCCGAATAGATCAGCCGTGGAAGCTGTCGTGCCATTCGTCCGATCCTTCGGGTGTACGTCATGGGGTCCAGATTGGAAGGACGGCGAAAAACAACCGCGACACAGCGAGTCGTTCAGCCTCAGCATCTATGAAGTGATAGGCTTGATCGCGTTTGTCGAAGGGCCCGTAAATGCCCGTCCCGTCGGCCTCCCAAAGGCGCGAGTCGTGATGAACCACAGTCCACTTAGCATCTTCGATAGGTCGCAAATATTTCGACATTTGGCTTCCGCTCCTGTTTGCACGGCATAGCGGCCCGCTGCGGAGCCGCTACACGCTGCATCAGGCGGCGGCGGTATGTTCGGCAGGGGCGGCGCTGGCTTGTGCTTCCTGGCGCATCCGGCGGGCTTGGGCGGCGATCCACGACGACGCGAAGCCGACATAGACTTTGCCGGTAGCACCTTCGCTCGTGAGGAATCCCGCACACAGTTCTTGCACCTTGGCCTTAATGGCTTCGGCATCGTGGGTATAGTCGCTGTCCTCGCCGGTTCTGAAAATGGCGATACAGGTTTGGTAGCCGTGATCGGTGAGTGTGAGCTTGCCGGGCTTCAACAGGTCGAACGCGGGACAGGCGATGTAGACCGAGAGTCGGCCTTGGCGCAGTTCAGTGTCGAATGTGGTGCCGTGGGGAAGATCGGTGCCGACCTTGGACGCCAACAACCGAGCGAGGCTATTTTTCAGTTTCACGAGGCTCATGCTTTGCTCCATCGGTTAAAAAGGTGCCGGGAATTGCACCATGATGGCGCGGGGTTTTCGAGGCCCGCGCCACGGTGGTGAAATTCAGTCCGTTTTGGTGCAGTTCAGGACTTCGCCGCGCGGGTAGGCGTCCATCGCTTGCTCTGCGGCGTGGTCAGCATCCTCCGCTTGGCACTCGAAGATGATCGTGTGTTTGTCGCCCTTGTCCTCGTGCAGCGACACGGTGAATGGATGCAACAGATCGGCCAATGGCGTCTCACCAAGCACCTGCGCCGCCATGTACTCGATCTGCGTGGGCATGTTCTCGTCGCGATGGCGTCTCCACCAACCGTAAATCTCGCGCAGCACCCCGAGTGCCGTATATTCGCCTTTCGGCGCGGGGATCGTCTCGCTCGCACCTTCGAGCATCGGGACCAGATCGACGCCAGCGGCCTTGAACTCGTCGAGGATCGCATCCCAAAGCGAGTTGTAGGTTTCGCCTGTCGGCGGCAGAGCTTCGCCGTAGCGGTCCTTCAGCGAATCAATCTCGCGCATCCGGTCGGCCATGTTGCGCGCGAGCTTGGCAAGCGGGTGTTCGACAACGGTTGCGTCTTTCGAGGCTTCGTCCAGCGCGGCCTTGGCGTCGTCCAGCAAAGCGTTGTGCGTCGGCAATTCCCCGGTCGCGTTAACGATGCGCTCGCTATTCGCGTTGACATATTCGAAAAGGGCGCGCAGAACGGCCCGCAGCACGGACGATTCGTACAGCAGCCGGTCGAGCGGGGTCGCTTCGATGGCGGGCGGCGCGGTCGTCGGTTTCTCCGGCGTGACCGCGACGCCCTCGACGCGGTTGAACGCCTCTCGCTGTTGCGAGTGTTCCGACTCGAGCCACGCCACTACTGCTCTCACACGCGCGGCGCGGCTCAGTAATGGCCAAGAATCGTCAAATACTTGGGCTGCGCAGTCGCCAGCCTCGATCCTGGCTTTTGCCATGAGCGGCGCGAGCGCGTCATCAAGGTCGGGCGTCGCGACGGCGGCGCTAATCATGCCGGCGGTGATGAGATCGACACCCAGGGCGGCCGCGTACTGATCCTCGTAGCCCCAATGCGGCAGATCGTTGTCGTAGACCACCCGGCCGTTCTTCTCGCCGATGCCGGTGATGAGGCAAGCGCGCGGGGCTTCGGTTCCCCAGGCACCGCGATAAAAGACGGGATCACCTACTTTGAACTTTGCCATGCAATCCTCCGTGGACTCGTCAGTGCCGACCTGGTCGGCATACGCGGGGTATGGGGCGCCCCGCGTTTCGTCCTTACGCCTTGGCGATGGCGAACAATTTGACGCTGATCCCTTCGGGCGCCCCCGCGACCTTGGCGAAGACGTTGTTGGTCGAGCCGATCATGTGCGACTTTCCGGACTTGGACAGTGGCGCGTTCAAGATCGCGTCGTCGTTCGCGGGGATGCGGATTACGATTTCGCCGTTCTCGTAGGTCATCTGCATGGTGGGTTCTCCGTGTTTTGTGGGTCGCGCCAAGATGGCTTCCCTACGCCTTCAAGCCCGCTGCGATCACGCACACGGGCCGGAAGGGACGTTGTTTAATGAGAGTTCAGTAATCCGGGCTTTCCCCGAGATCGTCGGATAGTTCGCCGCGCCGCATGTCTTCGCCGTAGGTGCTGCGCAGATCGGCGGGGTGAGCTTCCTTCGACATGGCAATGCCGGTATCCACGGCGGCTTGCAGATCGGTTTCGTAACAGGCGGTTGCCTCGTTGCCGTTGGCGAAGTTCACCCGGTATTCGCCATATTCCGGCATGGAGCGCAGGGTAATCCCGAGCGCACGGAGTTGATGCTTGGCTTGGTTAAGGGTCATGTTTTCCTCGTTTTCCGGGTTTGTGGGTCTAGCGGGGAAACGCGTCGAAAAGGGAGGTTATTGGCGGTTTTGCTTTCCGACGATGGCCGAAACCGAGTCGTCTATAGTGTGACTCGTCTCGTTCACGAATAGCCCAAAGCCATCGCGCTCGCCGTAGTCGATGATAACGGCGGTGCTAACGTGAGGGGGAGACTCATTTCCCACGAATGAGACAAAGGCGATGTCTGGGGTTTTCCCCGTAATGCCGCGCTTGGCAGTCCACAGGACTCGCATGGTGACGCCTGCGGTTTCGAGCTTTTCCCTGAAGATAACAAACTGTTTGTTGTGGTCGAACATGGATAATCCCCTGCCTATTCCCGGAAGGATTCCGGGTCTATCATCCACAAGATAAGCGCGTCGGATGATTACCGCAAGGGTATTGTTGGATAAAAGTTACGTGGATTAGGTCTGAGACGCGGCGCGGGGTTTCTCTGGGGCCGGGTATTCGGTTGGGGGTTTGTCCCCTGGTGTGGGGCCGCGCGCCGCCGATCCTGAAGGATAAAAGCCGGTATTTTCCGGCGTTAATCCGGTCCGCCAGCGCGCTTTTTCGGGTCGGCTTGATGCACGGGACGCATATTTGCGTCTAAATTCGATGCCGATTCGTCCGGGTCGATTTGGGAGAGACGCGCGCGCGCAATGAAATTCTCAAGCCTTTCATGGGCTTGGCTGCTGGTGAGAAACTGCGAAACCATAATGAAATCCGACACGATTTCTGCCCGGTTTGAGAGGGTGCGCGTCTGCAAATAGCCCCCGATTTGCCAGTTCGCCAAGGCAGCTTGGATCAAGAGCCCAGGGATGCCGTACTGATCCCGTGGCAGGCCCAGGCGCTGCTCGATGGCGCGGCGCGCGCGGTGCAGATCGAGATCGGCCGGCGCCGTCTCGGGCTGTTGGGGGAGCGGGAGCTTCATTGTCTCAAGTCCTTCAAAACTCGACGTTATCTGCGGGATCGCCGCCACTGGCGCGGTGGATATTCGGAGGGTATGGCGACTTGCGATAGCGGGCCTGTATCCGATCGATTGCCTGTTGGGCGCGTTGGGCTTGGATCGTCACCAGCCGGTGATAGAGCAATCCATCGGAATGCAGTGTCCATCCTCGCAGGATGTCGTCTCTTGCCTTGGCGAACTTCTTGAACGTTCCATAGCGCGCTAGGCGGTGTAACGCCCTCAAATCGTTCGGTAAACTCCCTGCTGGAATGCGCGCCCAACTTGCGATTATGAGCCGCATCCCCATAAACCCTGCGAATGGTGTCTCCCAATTAAATTCAGGAGCGCCGAAGAAATCCTCAGCCTCAAAAGCGTATCCGAGGGTCTTGCGGAGCACCAGATCAGGACGCACTGGAGGCATCGGAAGTGCCGAGAGATCGAAGGGTTTTTGCTCGTTTTTGTCGTCCGGCACAGACAAGAGATATTCCTCGGTTTTTCAGCGTGTTTCAGGCCAAATGATCTAGCGCACTGCCCGTGTTTGGTCAACCATTGAAGAAAATATAGCGTTCTCTAACCATAACCCATTGTAAAACCTAGATACCAAACCCTGTAGTGAAGTGAGGAAGGTATAGGTCACTCCGTGAGATGATGGGATGGTATGAAATACTGAGTCCTGCATAGACTCGTACAGCATAGACACAACCCATGGTATTCCGCCAACGCTTCCATACATAGGGCAAAGGCAGCCGCCCACACCGTGAAGGCAGAGTCGGACCCAACCCGAACGGCATGTCCGCGCATACCTCGCAACACGGCACATCGAACAGGGCGAAGATGCATAAGTTCGAGATGCGGCCGCGCGACCCCCCCGGCGCGCCGCCGACGCCCCATTGAAATTTAAGGGGATTTTCGATTTTTCCCCTAATCTCCGGCGCCGACGCCATCGCCCAGCCAAATCGAACATTAAAATAGAACATGTTTGATTTCAGTGTTCGCTGTTCTATTTGGGGCACAGGCGCGAACAAGCCGCAGGGAGGGCCGTCTCTCGTCTCTCGCTCATCGTGGGTGCGAAACCGGTGACTTGGGCGCCAGGGAGCATCCTCGTGGCGCTGGCGGGCATCGTGCCGGTGTGGTAGCGTCGTTGGTGGGTGATGTTGGGGCGCGGCGCGGACAAACTCGCGACTACCTGGCGTTTCCGAGCATGACGACCGGCGAGCCCAGGTTTGCCTAGGTGCTTCGGCATCACCCAATCGCGCAGGGGGAAAAGCAGGTAAACCGGGAAAACAGCGATGACTTGGGTTGAGATCTTGGGATTGACCGAGTTGGTGATTCTCGTATTCGTCGCCCAGGTGGCAGGACGGGCGGCGTATGTGCACATCGGGGAGTTCATGCCTGCTGTCCGCGATTTCCGCGCGGCACAGGCGAGCGGCAATCTCATGGAGATGAAGATCGCGCTCGCCAAGGAGCGGCGGGCGCATTACCGCACGATTGATCCGCTGTGGTTGGGAAGGATCGCTGTCGGTTGGTTCGCGGGTTGGTTCGGGAAATGACAGCACCCAACCCCACGCACCGTTATATCGCACTGACCGAGAACGAGACGACGCACCACGTCGTGGTCGAGCGGAGAGACACGCCCACCGTCTGGCAGCGCATCGCGACGTTCCCACAACGCGACCGCGCCGAGGACTATGCGGAGATGGAGAACACCTTCATCGAAGATTGGGCTGGTGACGGCCCACGCTACGAAAAGACAGCACCGAATATTCCCGCTATCCCGGAAAGCTCGGCCCTGCACACAGTCACCCGCGCGCTTCGTAATCCGCCCGAGCTGACGGCTTTACCGGAGCACAACCGCCCGATAACAATTACGGCGGTCGAAAACCAAATTCCCCCGGAAAACACCAATGACGCACCGGAAACCGGAAAACCGAGCGACACAGACGCTCCACAGCGAGCAAGTCAGGGGGGTGCCGCTACCCCAATGGCCGAGAGTGAACCGGCCTCTCCTGCGCCGTCCTTGTCGATCTTGCCGGAAGAAAGCCCGGAAAACCAGGGAAACGGGCAAGGCGGTAAGCGGCCGGGCGCCGGACGCAAGCCCGGGCGTTTAATTCTCTCCGAGAAGGAGCGGCACGACCGTGAGGAACGCGTGCTGGCGATTGTGCGCGACTTCGACCAGCGCCAGGTGCGTCTCACGCGCAGCCTTCTTGCGATAGAGATGGGCTACCACTCGCCGACGCCACTTGATCCGGTGCTGCACGAACTGGTGAAGCAGGGTCACATCGAAGTCGTGAAGGACGGCCCGTTCGGCGGGATCAAACTCTCGGGCTCGGCGACGACGCTCTATACCAGAACGAAACCGCCGGTCGCTAGCGCACAACAAAGTGCTGACGCAGTGTTGTCGGCCATCGAGAAAATGACGACGCTCGGGCTCAAGATCTCCGTCGTGGCGCTGGTCGAACAAACCGGGCTGAAGACCCACTATGTCTCGGAGGCGCTGGCGATTCTCAAAGCCCAGGGCAAAGTCATCACCTTCAACGGCAACGCGGCGCGCGACGGGCTTGGCGGTATTCGCTTGGCTGGCGAGTCTGCGCCGGCGCACGAAGCCGAGGAAGAAGCCGAGCCGGAACCAGAAGCACCGCCGCCAGCACGGCCCGGCAACACGCACGATCCGATGACCCCCGCTGAGTTTGAACAGCGGCTCGACGCTTGCTACCGCGCCATCCAGTGGCTCGACGGCAAGGGCTGGAAGATCAGTTATCCGGCCGTTGCCGACGTGATGAACATTCCGGCGGGCAGCGTCGCGCCATGCATCCGCGCGCTGGCCGAGCGCGGCAAGATCACCGTCCTGAAGCCCGGCAAGGAGCATGCGGCCGAGCTGACTGAGCGCGGCGGGATCAGGCTGGTCAAAACAGGGACGGCTATCGCCACCTCACTTGACACCTCACTTGACAGTGCGCGCAGCGAGCTTTCTCCCGGCGGCGCCGGCGAGAGCCGCGTTCTCCACGCCGTCGCCGAGATGTACCGTATCCAGGATCGGCCGACCTACGCACATATCGCTAAGTTGTGCGGCTTCGCCCTAGCCGAGACGGTTCCGATCATCGACCGGCTCATTCACCAGCGCAAGCTCACGGCCGACGTTGGCGGGCTCAGGCCATACGGCCAGCCGCCGATCCCGGCACTGCCGAAACCCGAACCAGTCAAAGGAAAGGAGGTGCACCATAGGACCGTATACCGATCCGAGGATAACGCGTCGGCCCCTGCGGCGAAGCAGTTGCGCGGCAATCCCGCGCTACTCGTCAAAGCCAACGGGGCCGATTCACCGGCGCCTGCGCATGTGAAGTCCCAGCCAGACGCGGAAGCTGCGGCGATAGCGGCCTACATCAAGAAGCACGGTGTCACCACCGAGATCGATTGGGGCGTGCATGCGCCTATTGTGCAGGCGGCGAAGGATATGGGGCGGGTTCTGTGGCGCCCGGTGAATGCCAAGAAGGACGACTGGCTGCTCGATGGCTGGCGCACGACAACGCCCAAACTATACGTCTACCTGAACAAACAGCTCGAAGAACGTGGCTTGAAGCCGATCCCCATGCCCAAGGGCGGTGCCGCGTTTGCCGCTGTCGGTCGAGCAGCACAACGGAGAAATACATGAGCCCAGCGCGCTTCACCCAGGATCAAGTCCGGCGCGCCCATGAGCTGAAGCTGATCGGCTACAGCCACACGGAAATCGCCGGGATGGTGTCGACCAAGACGCACCCGATCACGAAGAACCAGGTCAACGGCTGGGTCGCGCGTGCCTGGCGCATGGTCAAGGCCGAGCGCGCCGCGACAACGGCCTAACCCATCGCTCTTGCCGCCATGTGCGAAAGTGGTGTAGCGTCGCACATCGGATAGACGCGAGGTGAGCCTTTGGCCACGAGAACTAAACGGAAGATCGCCCAACCCCGGAAGAAGGTGGCAAAGCCCGTCGTCACGCTGCCGGATAAGCCTTCGGCGCTGATTCTCTTAGCGTTGCGCGACCTTGCGCTCGTAGAGAAGGACAAGCGGTACGCCGTGGATATGAATAACTACCATTTTCCATACGGCAAAAAGTGCGCCGTCTGTTTCGCCGGCGCGGTGATGGCTAAGACGTTCAGGACGCGGATCAATACACGCACAACGCCCTTTGAACTGCCATACCATCATTGGTCCAAACTTTTGGCCCTAGACTGTCTTCGGTTAGGTAGAATACGAGAAGGGCTCATGTACATGGATATGAAGAAGCCCCGCTGGATTAAATCGATCGTCGCGATTACCGACTATATTTTGGACCCCCGTGCCTTCCGTAAGGACATGGAGGCGCTGGCAATGCTATTGGCGAGCCACGGGCTCTGATGTCGAAGCCCAAAGACCGGCGGCAGTCCGTGTCGTTCAGCGATCCGGCGGCGATCTATCTCAAGCGGGAAGCACGTCGGCTCGGGATTACCGTGTCGGAGATGGTGCGGCGCATCGTGGACGAGCACCGCACGAGGAGGAAGAGCGCATGATCTACCTCCTCGGTCCCCGCCGCTTCCCGGTCGGGCTCGTGATTGCGCTCGCCGCGACCAACATCGGGACCGCCCTCGCCCTGGCGGCGGTGCTGGCCGTCAAGCCGGCTATCGTCGAGCGCGTGCCGCGCGACTTGGTCGCGATAGCGGGGAGCATTTGCGACGTTAAGCAGGCCATGGCCTATGCGGCGGGCTACGTCGCCGGGCAGAACCGAGCGATGGTCGCGATCGGGCGCGCCGACCTCTTGACGCCGCCGCTGCCGGGCGCGGACCGCTACGCCGAGATCGCCGCGCGACATGGCTTCCGCCGCGCGGGAGATGCGCCGTGAAGCGACACACGCTCTACTGGGGCTTGATCCTGCTCGCGCTTGCCGCCAGCACGTCCGAGTTAGATGGGGATACGAAATGAAATTCGAGGCAACGATTGAATATTTCCCTGATTCTGGCATGTGGCGCGTCGATTCGAACCACGCAGGAGGCTTCGCCAACTTCAGCGGCAAACGGGTATGGGTGCAGATGGGGCCAATGACAACAAATCTGCCGCACCTGGCAAAAGCATCATTCATCACAGATCTGGAACGGTGGATGGACGCCGTTGTGACGCGGCCCGTACCAAAGCGCCGGAGGAAGGCATGAGCGAAGACGAGGAATGCGCCTCTGCCATCGAGCGCATGAAAATCTATCGACCGGGTCAGCGAGTTTCATGGCGCGACCTTCGCCCTATCATGCACCGAGCGGCGCGTCAGATCGTCGACGGCGAAGCCGAATTGAAAGAATTACGCCGCCAACAGGACTGGACCTGACCCCATGATCGAAGACAAGGCTGTCGACAACCTCATCTACGAGATTGCCAAGGCCAACGATTGCACGGTCAGTTATATCCGGCACGACGTGCCTTCCAACGACTCACATTCCACTACCCAAGGCTGGCACTGGTTCGCCATCAAGTTGACCGGACCTGACACGGCAACATGTATGACCTGTGCCCATTGGATGACCTGGCACCAAAACCGTCGCTCCGGATTAATCGAAATACACGTTCATACTCCCCCCGAGGCAGACAGCTTGGCATTGCATGGCGACGGCAACGCCATGATCTACAGCGGCTACGTACGATTTGCTATTCGCGAGGCTAGCCTGCGCCCCACAACGGAAAGCGACGTAGACGTACCGGCATCGCCGGCCGCGGCGCTGCCGCTCCTGATGCAGCCATCGCAGCTCGAGCACGCGATCGAACTGCGCGAGCGGTATTTTCAGGTCATGAAATTCTTGTCGGGCCTTGCCGATTGGAAGGGCGACATGAGGATTACGGTTGGTAACTACGACGCCAGGGTGTCGCGCGAAACAAACGCGCTAATCCTACGGGCGATGGAGCACGAGTGCTACACTCTGAAGCGTGAGTTGTTTTTGCTCGGCATCGACATGGGCACAGAGATTCGACCCTGACCGCATGAGCCGCGTCTTCGTTATCTACGACCCGCACGGCGCCATGCAGCCGATACCCGAGAGCCTGCGGAGGGAGAAGGTAAATGGCTGAACAATCTGCGATTTCGTGGACGGACGCGACGTTCAATCCATGGATCGGGTGCACGCGCATATCGCCCGCGTGTGACCATTGCTATGCGGCTCGCGACAACGAGCGGAGAAAATGGGTTGCTGGTTGGGGTACGGGCGTGCCGCGCCGCCGGACAAAGACGTGGGGCGATCCTCTACGTTGGAATCGCAAAGCCGAATTTACCGGCTACAAGCCGCGCGTCTTTTGCGCCTCGCTCGCCGATATCTTCGATAACGAGGTTGAGCAATCGTGGCGCGATGACCTTTGGCAGCTTTTGCGCGAAACATCGAATCTGCGCTGGATATTGCTGACCAAGCGCATCGGAAACGCGACGACAATGCTGCCAGCCGACTGGCCTTTCGCCAACGCCGGACTGATGGCGACGCTTGCCAATCAGGAGGAATGGGATCGCGATTGCCGTAAACTGATGCGCGTCCCTGCGGCGTGGCATGGCGTTTCAGCCGAGCCGCTGCTGGGTCGAATCGACATCGGCGGAGCGCGCCCAGACTGGATCATTACGGGCGGGGAAAGCGGCGCGGAATTTAGGCCGCTCGATATGGATGCTGTGCGCTTCATGCGCGACCAGTGCGCGCGAAATGGTGTCACGTTCCATCACAAGCAGAACGGCGGCGTTCGCGGCAAGGATGCGGGCTGTTTGGTCGATGGCGTTGAGCACAAGAATTTCCCGCCTGCGTTAGCCGCATGAGCGGACGATATTCATGGCGGCACAACCCGCTATACGATGGTCTGCACCGAAACGCAAACTCCTACACGCTGTACTTTGGCGGGAAGGAACTCGCGCACGCTCAAGAGCATCGCGGCGGCGGATGGTTCTGGTACGGCGACGGCATCAACACGGCCGGGCGGCACGGTGTCGCACTTGACGATGTGAAGACGGAAGCCGTGGCACATTTCAAAGAAAAGGCCCGCGCATGACCGGCGACCTCACGAGGGACACGACAGATCATCCTCTCACCAAGTTGCAGAAGGATGTGCTTGGTGCGCTTGATGAACAGGGCGGTTTTACGACAGGACGCATTGCTAAATGTCTGCCGCGCTCTTTTGCCGGACCAACCAGAAACAGAATCTTTAGTAAATCGGTTCGCCGCACATTGCTAGCCTTGCAGGATCGCGGCTATGTCCGAACGCTCGATGATCAGAAGCCGGTCTGTTGGTGTCGTACACCTGCGGGTACGGCCGCGATACTCCAATGACGGACCTAACGAGGGGCACGCGCGCGATGGAGTAACGGTCTATGAAATCGGCAAACCCAAGGCACCGCGCCGAGCCACCCAGAAAGGCTGATCACCGATGGCCTACTATCGCGTTCGCGTTGGCTGGAAAACTAAACGTCGAGGTGTTGACGCTGGAATGTGTGTTAAGGCGTTCGATCCTGACGAGGCACGGGAGATTGCGGTCAAGTATGAACTCCACGGCAAGCCCGCGCGTAAACTTGCCTACACCGTTGTCGAGGACGCAACTGATTTCGATGTTAGGAACTGCATAAATGGCTGACAATGTCGTGACACTCGAAACACCGAAGCCGCCCGATCTGCTCGTCGGGCCATTCAAGCGATGGCGTGTCTTGGTCTCAGGGCGATTCGTGCCGCGTCTCACCGGCTGGCGCGAAGGGGATACGTTTTGGCTGTGCGTCGATAACAGATTTGCGCAGGACTTCTCGACCGAGAACGACGCGCGTTCCGCAGCCGAATTGATAGCCCAAGCGAGCGCCATATTCAGCGGCTATTCGCATTTCGCCGCACCAAACAAAGACATGCCGTTCGCGCCCGAGGCTCACGGCATTGACATGTCGGAGCCTC